TAGTTATTGTGTTAGTTGGAGTAAATGTTGGTGTTTCAGTGCTGGTAACAGTATTGGTAATAGTATTAGTTGGAGTGAATGTTGGTGTTTCAGTATTGGTAATAGTATTTGTGATCGTATTAGTAGGTGTGAATGTTGGCGTTTCAGTATTGGTAACAGTATTAGTAATTGTATTAGTTGGAGTAAACGTAGGTGTTTCAGTTTTCGTTATAGTATTTGTTGGAGTTAAAGTTGGGGTTTCAGACAAAGTAGGGGTTGGGGTTGGGGTAGGAGGATAATCGATAATTAATAAATCGTTGTCTTCTTGTAAAATGGCAAAACTATTTTCTTGTAATATAAAGTCTCCGTCAGGCATTGTGGGGGATGGTGTCAAGGTGTTAGTTGGAGTAAATGTAGGTGTTTCAGTACTAGTGACTGTTTTAGTTATAGTATTAGTTGGGGTATTTGTTGGAGTATATGTTGGCGTTTCAGTGCTGGTAACAGTATTGGTAACAGTATTAGTCGGAGTAAACGTTGGTGTATATGTTGGCGTTTCTGTACTGGTAATAGTATTAGTTGGGGTAAATGTAGGTGTTTCAGTACTAGTAACAGTATTTGTGATCGTATTTGTTGGAGTAAATGTTGGAGTCTCAGTACTTGTAATCGTATTAGTCGGAGTAAATGTTGGAGTAACGGCTGGGGATCCACCAGGTGTTTGTGTAATAGTATTAGTTGGAGTAAATGTTGGTGTTTCAGTACTGGTGACAGTATTTGTTGGGGTAAATGTTGGTGTTTCAGTATTGGTAATAGTATTAGTCGGTGTATATGTTGGTGTTTCTGTACTGGTAACACTATTTGTGATCGTATTAGTTGGTGTGAATGTTGGAGTTTCAGTTCTCGTAATAGTATTAGTTGGAGTGAATGTTGGTGTTTCGGTACTGGTAATAGTATTTGTTGGTGTAAATGTAGGTGTCTCAGTACTTGTAATCGTATTAGTCGGAGTATATGTTGGAGTTTCAGTATTTGTAATAGTATTAGTTGGAGTATTAGTTGGAGTAAATGTTGGTGTTTCAGTATTGGTAATAGTATTAGTTGGAGTAAATGTTGGAGTTTCTGTACTGGTAACAGTATTGGTAATAGTATTAGTTGGGGTAAATGTTGGAGTCTCAGTACTTGTAATTGTATTAGTCGGAGTAAATGTTGGAGTCTCAGTACTTGTAATAGTATTAGTTGGGGTAAATGTTGGAGTGGCTGCTGGGGATCCACCAGGGGTCTGTGTGATAGTCTTTGTTGGAGTAAACGTAGGTGTTTCAGTTTTCGTTATTGTATTAGTTGGAGTGAATGTTGGTGTTTCTGTACTTGTAATCGTATTAGTCGGTGTATATGTTGGCGTTTCAGTACTTGTTACAGTATTTGTGATCGTATTAGTTGGGGTAAATGTTGGTGTTTCAGTATTAGTTACTGTATTAGTTGGAGTGAATGTAGGGGTTTCAGTATTTGTGGCAGTATTAGTTGGAGTGAATGTAGGAGTTTCAGTATTTGTAGAAGTATTTGTTGAAGTAAATGTTGGAGTTTCAGTTCTTGTAACTGTATTTGTGATCGTATTAGTTGGAGTATATGTTGGCGTTTCTGTACTTGTTACTGTATTTGTTGGGGTAAATGTTGGTGTTTCAGTTCTCGTAACAGTATTAGTTACGGTATTTGTAATAGTATTAGTTGGGGTAAATGTTGGAGTCTCAGTATTTGTGACAGTATTAGTTGGTGTAAATGTGGGTGTTTCAGTATTTGTAGTAGTATTAGTTGGTGTAAATGTCGGTGTTTCAGTACTAGTGATTGTATTAGTTATTGTATTTGTCACTGTCTTGGTAATAGTGTTAGTTGGGGTAAATGTGGGTGTATTTGTATTAGTCGGAGTTAAAGTAGGGGTTTCGTTTGAAGTTATTGTGTTAGTAGGTGTTTTAGTAGGTCTAAATGTTGGGGTATTTGTTGGGGTATTTGTGTTAGTCGAAGTATGAGTTGGAGTCAAGGTATTAGTTGGAGTGAATGTTGGTGTATTTGTACTTGTTTTTGTATTTGTTGGTGTATTAGTTATTTTTGGAGTTTTTGTTGGTGTTCTTTTTGGTGTATCAGTGACAATTATTCTTTTAGGGGTTATACCTGGAACTACGCTTATCGTAACTTCTTGTGGTTTACAACAGGCATCCACATTACTAAACGAATCTGTGATCTCAACAGTGATGTCATCATCCGTAGGAATTTTTATTTTGTTTTCCCCTTGTTTGAGAATAAATTCACCTTCAAATGACCCGGAAAAATTTGTTTCCTTCTTATTGAATTTAAATTCAACATAATACAATCCATCAGAAAAAAAAATATTTGCGGGTTTATTAAATATTTTGTATTTGTCTTGGGATTTAAATTTTAGATTAAAAAAAGAAGAAGCACTATTAAGATCAAAAGATGGTAGATCAGGGATCTCCATCTTTAAAACTGGTAATGTACTATTTTTTCTAATATAAAAATCCATACATCGTTTTTTTAAATGTTTATCGGTGTTAAAGGAGGTAAACCTATTGTAGGATCTAATCCACATAAACTATCATTACAATTATCAGCGTACCAAGTGTACAATACGTCACTATTCCAAACGGTTAAAGTTTCGATGGAAATCGATCCTTCCCACAAATTTACACAAAACCAGTTTTCGGGTACGTCTGGAACTAAAACAGGATAGTCAAAGAGATTACCAACATAAGTATCTCCGGGTAAATATATTATATAAGATTTATTAAGACTACGATTAAAACTAGGTCTGGTGGTATCTTCAACATTTGATCCCGTAATTGCAACAACATTTTCTTCATTGTAAAGACATATACCAAAATAGTTGGGGGAATTATCCGATCCTACTGATTGGTCATACTCAATCATATTACCACCCCTTATTTTATATGTTATTGTTGGATTACTATTATTAAAAATCATAGAAGGGGAGAAAAGAACCCTATAATTATTAGTATTGTCAATACTAAATCCATTATAATCTATATGATATCCGTAAAATACATCCAAAGTTTCGTATGAATAGTAAGTAGATCCATTGTCATAATTTATTTCAATATTACCCATAATAGTTGAATCATTATATCCCATGGATTTTGTTACTATAATAACTGTAAATTCACCGTAACTTAATGTTGAACCTGGAATATTAAAAGTACCAAACGTACCATCATCATTTACTGGGATTTGTATTAATTGTGATCCTCTCTGTGTACCTAATAAAAACCCTGGCCAATCGAGGTATTTGGTTAATTTGTTAAGGCTAGTAGAGTAATAGTTAATATGGAAGGTAAATTGAAGGTCACCCATATAATAGGACAGTGAATTAAGTTGTTCAGTTGTGGGTGGTACGGTACAAATAGTGTCGGTCAATAAACACTTTGCATTTATAAAATCCATATGGAACGGCAAAAACTCAACTAGGACTGGGTGGAATTCTAGTAACCTACCAGTAAAACAGTAACTCATAATATCACCACACGTACTATCACAAGTACCTGGAGGGTAACAACCGTAACTAGAACTTTCTATTGGGTCTGGTGCACCCGTAAGATCTTTAAACTCTACCCATCCTCTACCGAATTGAGAACTCTGGGTATGATTAAATCCGATTAAATGTCCCCATTCATGTGCTAAAGTAAGAGTGTTTTGTTCACTTACACCCTCAGGCCATAACTGGTATGATATACCAACATTTGCGGTTATAAATGGTACATTATCTTTACAAACCATATCAGGATATGCAGAACCTAGTAACCCTGAAGAGTTAGGTCCAAATGGTCCTTGTAAATTTTGACTTAAAATAGTAAAGGTATAAACAATATGTAAATCATATTCTAGATATAATTGAGATAATGTATCGATATCATTCCACGCATTTCTGGTTCTATTTAAGAAAGTATTACCTTCTACAGGTCCAGGTTCTATCATGATAGGATCCTGCGTATCCCAAAGGTGAATTAAGGAAATCTGCCAGTTTACTAATCCATCCCATGTGTCTAGATATATTGAAATTGCACCCACACAAATTGATGATACCCAAATAAGTATTTCTTCTTCATTACCATTAAAATAATTATATGTTGCGTAATCAACATCAATACATGTTCTTATACAATATCCGTTTTCTGGTGTTGAGGATCTTGCAGATTCTTGAATACTATTTACAATATTTTCTTCTGTCGATTCCGGTGCCCCGCAAGTAAACTCCCCAGGATTTTTTAAGTCAAGTGTGTTTTGTAATATATATTTATCATCATAATTAATATCTGGTCTTTTTATCAACTCTATTGATTGATCACCATCTCTATATTGGGCAAAAAGTTTATCACCGAACGCGACAAATATACCTAGTCTTTCACTTGATGAGTTATATATGTTATAAGATTGTATATACTTTTTGGTGTAGAAATTATTAATAATACTGTTGTTATTACCAATAGAAAATGGAATATTGTCTGGTAATATATCTACGGGCTCAATAGATACCTTTTGATATGTGCCATACTCATCACCAAGTTTTGGTAATTCAATTACTATACGGTTAAAACTTGAATCTTTTATTCTATTAAAATTACTTAAATCTAGATCTATTTCTGCAGAATTTTTTGAATCATTTGTTGGTATATAAGTTCTAGAATCTCTAGAAATTCTAAACACATCGATTTCAGTATTGTCGTTAAGTCTTTCAGTACTATTGTCATTAAAAGTAGCATCTAAAATATCATCATGTGCTAAGACGAATGCATATACGTAGTCAGTATCTGGTGGTGTTGATGATTGTGTTGGTGTTACTGTAGATGTGATTGTTGGGCTAGGTGTGTACGTTGAAGTTTGAGTGTTGGTGGGTGTATTTGTACTAGTATTTGTCGGTGTTTCTGATTGTGTTGGTGTTAGTGTTGGGGTTTCATTAATTGTCCCAGTTGGTGTAAACGTTGGTGTTTCAGAATTAGTTACTGTATTTGTAGGGGTATATGTTGGTGTGTGTGTTAGTGTGTTTGTTGGTGTATGGGTCGGAGTTTCAGAATTAGTAGGTGTAAATGTTGGAGTTTCCGTATTGGTTAAAGTTAATGTAGGTGTTGGAAGTGGGGTTCCCCCTACAGTATATGATGGAGTTGGTGTTGGTGTATTTGTTGCGGTTATTGAAGGCGTTTGAGTATTTGTTGGTGTATTTGTTGCGGTCTGTGAATGAGTTAAAGTAAATGTAGGTGTTTGAGTATTTGTTGGTGTTTGCGTAATCGTTTGTGTTTGTGTTGCAGTTAAAGTTGTGGTAGTAGATGGTGTCGATGTTTGTGTTGCGGTTAAAGTTGTGGTGGTGGTGTTGGTCGGTGTTTGAGTATTAGTTGCAGTTATTGAAGGTGTTAGAGTATGAGTTGCAGTTATTGAAGGTGTTGGTGTATTTGAAGCAGTTATTGAAGGTGTTTGAGTATTTGTTGGTGATGGTGTGGGTGTAATACACGGATATAATGATGTACAGTTTGATTCTTCATCATAAAGATCTATTTCTGATGCTGTAATAATAAAATCATAGGTTGCAATTACACCTACATCTGAGATTAAATAACAGTCACCATAAAATGACATATAATTACCGTTAATTAAATATAGTTGAGGTGCTATAACATTAAAACTTACATCATCACAAACTCTAGTAATAACACCAAATGAATAAGTCATATTTGGTGTGTTAGTGACTGAAGGTGTTACTGTTTGTGCTGGTGTTGATGTTATTGAAGGTGTACCTGTTGGAGTTCTTCTTGGTGTTTCTGAGACTATAATAGTGTCGTAATTAGTTTTATCTCCTTTACAACATAAATCATTATCAGAGATTGAGTCTAAAATAAATATAGGTATTTTACCCTCTCTTTTGAAAAACCTTTCACCATCGATACTATACAAATGAAATTGTCCATAATAATCACCACTAACTGAAGTTTCTTTTTTATTAAACTTATAAGTTAAAAAAAGACCGTCCTTAATTCCGTCTTTTCTCATCTCAACCTGGGCTGGCTTTTGAAAAATTACGAAAGTACCATCTTTTTTTAAAAGAGAAAATTTACATACATAATTTTGTTCATTTAATAATGCATCTAAATTATTGATGCCGTCTTCGGTAACTTCATAACTTAGAATTGGTAATGTACTTCCTTTTTTTATGTAAAATTCCACTTTGAAATGTATCTATATTTTTATCCTTTACTTTGTATTCTGAACCATTCAATACCGTCAGTCCAAACCATAACACCATCGTAAGATTTATTTGTGCCTATATTGTATGAACCTGTAGAACCATCTAAATTCTGACCAAATGAAGGTGTAACATCGAAAGTATGTTGATTATCTATAGTGCCATCACCAATAATTCTAATACATCTATTTGTGTTAGTTGTTGCGTCTGGTAAAAATAAATTTGCAGTACCATTACCGCCAGTAAATGCTAAACGTATAAGTGCGGTTTCACTCATTCCACTTATATAATGGTTACTACCTGAACTACCAGTTACAACAGTAGGTACTAAAAAAGTATTAGATTGTCTTTCAGAATTTAATGTTGGAATATCTTCATATAAGTTTTCGAATGTTATTTTTTTAGTTTGACTATTATTTACTATTGCAAATACATCTGTCGTATCCGCAGAAAGTGTTTCAGGTAATTCAGAAATTTTTAAATTTGCCATTTTTTATAAATTATATATTTCAACATCAAATACACATGATGCTTTGTTTATTACAAAATCGAAATCATAAATATCTTGGGAAGTTTCATAATCGAAGAAACAATCAGTCAAACATTCTAAACATTCTAGACACCAGAAATCATATAAATCATAACGATCTTTTAAAACTCTAAAATTATGTTGAATTTGTGGTGCGGTCAGAGGTTCAGTATACATTCTGAATTGAGATATGGCACCCATGAATGATCCTCCAAAAGTTGACTCAGCTAAAATATTTGTAGTCACTGAAGAGTATGAAGTTCCTGAAAGTGTGTTATTTGTCATACACAATTTATCTTGGATGTAAGGACCGTTCACCGTCTCAGTGTTAAACGGAATTATATTTTCTCTTAGTCCTTGTGTTCCACCACCCCATGATATGTTAAACGGTACCCCAATTTGTTTTTCTTTTTCTGTTTTTAATTCTCTTGGTATAATCTCTTCGAAATCTTCAATGGTCATTAAATGATATCCATTAACGTAAACCTTGAGACTTCCTATTCTCTCTTCTTTTTCTCTCAACCATTTAGTATTCATTGAAGTCACTATTCTGGAATGTTCCTCAGTATCCCCAGTACCAGTATGAGGGGGTTTTATCAAGTTTGTGTACTTATCCTCAATTTCAGATTGATATAGACGTCTTCGAATACTACCTAGACCGCCAAAATTTAATAGATCACAATTTTCAATATAATCCTTTCTTTCAAAAACGATACTCATCATAACCCATTTTTCTTCAGTATTGGCCTGATTACATTCATTCTTTATAAGATTACAATTATCATATATTCCTGAAACTGAACAAATTTCATTAATACAATAACCTGAACTATAGTTTATATCATCTTCACAATTCCCATCATTAACACATGATCCTGTGATTGTTAAGTATTTCACACATACTTTAGGGTTTATTGGGTCACCCTCGAATCTTACTGATAATCCATTTGAATAAACATCCATACCCGGATCATATGTGTTTGATAAAGTTTTAGAGTCACCCGAATTCGGGTAAATTCTAATACATTCACTATTAGTTACTCCTGTGTCTGAACAGGCACAAGTCACATAATCATCATTCAAGAATCTAGTATCTTTCGAAAAACCTGTTAACCCGTCACTAAAAATTATTTCGTTTCTATCACAATCAAAAGTTGATCCGGATGTTGTCATACCACTAGATGTATGATAGAATTTATTTTCACTTCTAGTCCCCATATAGAAAAAGGTACCAGAATTTTCGGTATAAAGATCATTCAAATAATATTCGTCCTTTTGAAGATCGAACTCTTGCCTTTGCCTAGGTTTCAAAACGGTCTCCATTGTCCAACCCTTTTTTACCCTTTCAGGAAATACTTCATAATCATATCCGAACAATTTATAAAATCCCTGGAAAAATCCTCCGTATAATTCATTATAATAGCCGATTTTATCTGCGTTTTTTGACACTAAATTATAGATAGTATTAGTATTTCCACTAAATCTAGAGTTTGGGTAGTTTGCAAATGATCTAACATTATTCATTTTAAACTTTCTAGTGTAATGAAGAGGTGAGATCTCAATTGATTCATCAACACCCATAGTGAAAGTTAAAGTTTCACCAGTAACTTTATTTACTAATCCATTATCTGTGGCTGTTAAACCTAAATCACAAAGTGTCTGAGCAGAATAACAATCATCAGACTTATCTTTTTTCAAATAACTTCTAGATATGTAAGGTATCAATTGATTATCATTCCAAAGGATATCTGATTTATTAGAACATGCAAAAGAATTTAAGTCAATATTAATTGGTAATCTATCACCGTCATCATATCCTATTATGTTACCTCCGAAAACTACTTCTTGATCAAAATCATTTTCATCATTACCGATTGTAATGTCATAATAATTACTGTAATCAATACGCAAATCAAATTTATTTGCACCATAATTATTAATATTTTGACTAGGCATCTCTTTTTTTTGATAAATAGTTTAAAAGAAGTATTTATTAAGAAAGTATCTAAATGAAATCACATTTATATAGAAGCAAGGATCTAGCTGAAAAACAGTCAAAAAAACTAGGATGTGAAGGATCACATAGAGTTAGAAAAAATGCTTGGAAACCATGCGGCAATAAATCAGATCTTGAAAAAGTTATAAATAAACCTCAAGGAGAGATTGATGAATTGATTGATTATGATGGTACAATGGTTTCTTCGGCAATACCAATTTTAGACCCACAAGTCTCACCTAGTAAGACTATGGACCAAACGGTTGCTGCGACTCGACAAACTCAAGACCCCCTTACTAGAGGATATAGGACTTATGTTGGTGAAGAAACAACAAAAGAAATTGATATGTCAAAAGCTTTTGGTTGGGATGAGACGTGGAAAAAATTAGATTTCGATGACACTGTTGAAACTTTATATAAAAAATTAGGTCTTGATAAAAATGATGCTGAAGATAGGGCAGAGGAATTTGGACTTCAAGACGATAAAGAAGAATTGATATTAAAAGAGAAAAAGTTCTCTATGGAAGAAATTAATAAGATGGTTGAAGATTTGATTATTAAAAAATCTGAAGACGATGATTCTGAAATGTCTGATGGTATTGAATCCATAATAAAGAGAAATATAAGGTCTTTGAAAAACTTAGCACAATCAGAAGGATTATCTCAGGATGAATTAATCAATATGATTAAAGATGAATAAAGAACTTTACAATAGAAAAATTAGGGTACCAGAAAAAATTCTATCACAACTAAAGACAAATTTTGATAGTATTAAGTCCGATGCGAATCTAGAGGGTCACAATAGAAATATTGAAATCAGAGAAAAAGGTTTTGTAACTTATCAAACTTTGAAAAGATGGAAAAACTGGTTTGATTCAAATACTGAAGATAATAATTCATTTCTTCTCAATGGAGGAGAAGTAAGTAAGAACTGGGTAGATAACACACTTAACTCTTTGAGACAAGACGTGAATCAATCCAAAAAAAATAAAAAATACGGTGAAGGAAACTTAGATGTTAATGTTCAAGTAGTTGAACAAATAGACAGAATAAATAAATTAATTAATTTGTAAAATGGCACAACAAAACGATAAATTGAATTTCGAACAACCAGATAATGAGTTGACTAGAATTGCCACTGGTGAACGTGGTAAATTATTTCCTAGAAATGACTTTTCTCCGGAAACTGAATCATATTCTGCACAACATCCAGATGCGGTTGCAGATGGAGACGATCTTGGAAGAGGTACTTCCAAATTTTTAGATATATACAATCAAAAAGGTGGTACTAAGACTGATATTAATGAAAGAAATAGTGAAATAAAAGTTAACAGATATTCTTCTGGTAATCCTTATTATGTAACTAGTGAACGTGGTGGTAATGCAAGACCTTTGGCTAACGTATGAAGTTAATTGAAACTATAAAATTATTAATTACAGAAGCTGCTAATGTTTCTGATATTGAGCGCTCAATTAAAGATAAAATAATTACACAAATACAGTATGATGGGGATGAACCGGGAGGTAAGGGTTTAAGAACTATTGAACCTGTCTGTCTAGGTAGGAGTAAGAAAAATAATTTAGTCTTGCGAGCATGGGACTATGAGGGTTCATCTCACACTGCCGCTACTGGTGAACAACCTTTACCGGGATGGAGATTATTTAGAGTAGATAAAATATTTACATATAAACCAACTCTTGATAACTTTTCAGAAATGAGACCTGGTTATAACCCAAATGGTGATAACAGTATGAATAGTGTCATTGTAAACTCAAAATTCTAAAATCATGGATCAATCATTAATGCAAAAATTAGCAATATCTAAACAAATAATGGATGCTCAAGAAGGTATTCCAAACTCAGGAAAAGGTTTACCTAACTATAATATACCTCAAAATATTGTTAACGAAAATCAAGCACCTAAAAATGTTCCTGTTGATCCGATGAGTAAAAGCTTAAATGAAAGTTCAATTATGGGTTCGAACCTACCTGATGAGATAAAAAAACTTATGATTGATAATCCGATTCAAAAACCAGACCAAGGTGGTGTCACACTTAGTAACGATATAATTGAAGGTGCTGCTAAACTAATTAATCAAAATAAAAAGTCACCTCAAGCTCAAATATCAAAAATTAAAGAAAATGACGTCGATTTAAGAAATATGATTCGAGATATAGTCAGAGATACTGTAAAAGATGTTATCAAAGAAGAATTGTCTGACAAGATAATTTTAAGTGAATCGGGTAAAGACACAAAAGAAAAGTTAGTATTCAAAGTAGGGAATCATTTATTCGAGGGTGTCGTAACAAAAATCAAAAAAATTAAATAAGACTTTTTACTTAACACTTTTTTTTTACTATACTTTAAAAAAGTATATGAATGAGTAAGATTAATATTTTGGTGCTGCCTTCTGACACTACTGGAGTCGGAAAATTTAGGTCAGTTGATCCACATACAAAACTACAAGAACTTTATGGTGATGATTTTAATGTTGATATAGATTACAATCCTCAAGTTAATGACCCCGACTATTGGAAAAAATATCAAATAGTTCACTTCCACCGATCGATTACTAGAAATCCGGATCAAAGTGCGCGTGTTATTAAAACACTAAATCAATTAGGGATTATTACTATTTGTGATCTAGATGATTATTGGTTACCAACAAAAGAACACCCAGCACACGCAATTGTTATGAAAAACGGAATTCACAAAGGAATTCAGGAAAGTTTAAAATTAGCGCAATTTGTGACGACCACAACGGATATTTTTAGAAAAGAAATAGAAAAATTTAATAAGAATGTTTTCGTACTACCAAACTGTATTGATCCAAATGAAGATCAATTTAATGAGAAAACAACAGAAAGTGATGTTTTAAGATTTGGATGGTTAGGTGGGTCATCACACTTACATGATATACAACTTCTTTCAGGTATATCAACGTTAGATAGTGTAAAAGACAAGTTTGGATTTGTTCTATGTGGATTTGACACTAGAGGTTCAGTAACTGAAATAGGTCCAGATGGTACAGAAAAGGTTAGAGACATTAAACCATTAGAGACTGTCTGGTATGACTATGAAAAAATTGTAACAAACAACTTTAAACACGTAAAAGAAGATCATAAAGAATTCCTTCACAAATTTGTAAATGAAGAATATTCTGGTGATGACCAATCATATAAAAGAGTCTGGACATTACCTGTGACAAGTTATGCAAAAAATTATTCTAAATTCGATGTATCACTCGCACCTATCAAAGATCACATCTTTAATAAGATGAAGTCTCAATTAAAAGTCATCGAAGCAGGATTTTACAAAAAACCGATTATTGCATCAAATTATGGACCGTATACTATAGATTTGAAACACAGTTTAGATAAGGGTAATTTTGTTGATGGTAATGCATTACTTGTTGATCCTAAAAGACCTAGAGATTGGGCTAAATTTATGAAAAAACTAATCGATAATCCTTCTTGGGTTGAAGATTTGGGTGAAAGACTATATGAAACAGTCAAAGACAAATATGATCTAAATAACATGACTAAAGTTAGGGCTGAAATATATAAAAGTTTAGTAAAATGATAGACCACTCTTTAAATAAAATTTTATTCTTTGATATCGAAACTGTCGGTATGACACCAGATTTGAATAGTTTAGAAGAGAACTATCCTGAACATCATAGACTTTTTATGAATTATATGGATTGGTTCAAAAGAAAATATTCAGATACTGATGGAATGACCAGTGATGAAGTTTATGAATCCAAATCTGCTTTAGTTCCTGAGTTCGGAAAAATTGTTTGTGCAAGTTTTTCATTTGTAACCCCTAAAGGGGAAACACACACCCAAACTTTTAAAAATGACAATGAAAAAGATTTACTTATGCAGATAAAAGATCTTTTAGATAAAGTTTTTGATTTGGGATTTCATTTGTGTGGTCATAATATAAAAAGTTTTGACATACCATATTTGGGAAAAAAGTTTTTAAGTAATTCTATAAAACCTCCAAAAATCTTACCTTCATATTCCACAAAACCGTGGGAAATGAAAGCTATTGACACTAAAGAATTATGGGGATTTAATTCAAACTATGGACTTTCATCATTGGATCTAATGAGTGTTTCTATGGGACTCGATAGTCCCAAAACGGGAAGTGTTACAGGTAAAAGTGTACATTCAAATTATTGGTATGATGGAAAGTTAGATGAAATATCTAAATACTGTGAAGAAGATGTTAAAAGTTTATTAGAAATAATTACAAAAATTTATAAGTTAAAATGATTGAAAAGATTAAAGAATTAAAACGAGTTATGGATTCATTAAGTTCTTCCAATGAAGATTTTGAGTTTGATCCTACACAATTAATTAACTCGTTAGGATTAGACATGGAAGAAATAGAGAATACGTTTAATCAAGAATTCAAAAGAAAATTAGAAGTACAATATAGTTTCGATTCTGATAATTCAGAACCGATGTACCATTACAATACAGATTCAGGATTTGATTTAAGATCAAATGAAAACCACTCCCTTCTACCTGGAGAAAGAAAATTAATACCAACAGGTTTAAGAATTGATATCCCTAATAGATATGAAATTCAAGTAAGACCTAAAAGTGGTTTGGCATACAAAAAAGGATTGACCGTCTTAAATACTCCGGGTACGGTAGACCAAGGATATACGGGTGAGATCAAAGTTATCCTTATAAATTTAAGTAACGAGACTCAACAAGTGAGTGTCGGAGATAAAATCGCACAAGCGGTACTTTGTCCTGTTATTCAAGGAGGTGAAATAGAGTTAGTCAAAGTGAACAAGATAGAAGATAAAGATAGAAACTCTAATGGTTTCGGGTCAACAGGTAACTAAAAATGTATACAATAGGATTTTCTACTCGATCAATTGATGAAGGGTATATTCAACACATAAAAAAAACGGTAGGACCTAAGAATGTTGAGATTATACCTTTTGAAAACAAAGGGACTCATTCTTTGTCAGAAGTTTATAATATCATTCTAGAAAAAGCTAGTTTCGATACGGTTATACTTATCCATGATGATTTAATCTTTGAAACTAAAAATTGGGGTTTCAAATTAAATAATGTCATTAAAAAAAATGAAGAGTATGGAATTATTGGATTAGCCGGTTCAAAATATGTACCAGAAAGTGGTATGTGGTGGGAAGTACCTGAAACTATGTATGGTATTGTAAATCATCAAAACGAGAATAATAAGTGGGAAAGTAGGTATTCTAGAGAAATAAAAAATAGAATAGAGTCTACTGTCATGATTGATGGTTTATTTATGGTAGTCAGAAAATCAAAAATTGAAGAAAATTTTGATGAGAGTGTTGATGGGTTCCACTTTTACGATATGAATTTTTGTGTACCGAATTTTTTAAAAGGGGTGAATATAGGAATAACAACTGCGGTTAGAGTAACCCATTTATCAGTCGGACAGACTAATGAATCGTGGGATAAAAAAAGGTTGGATTTTAGTGAAAAATATTCTGATGTATTACCTTTGAACTTAAATTCTTTTGATGATCTTGATACATTTATTATCGTACATGATGAAAATATAATAGTTGAATATGAAAGACACGAAAAGTATTATGGTATACCTAATTTAAAATACCTTTTTGTTGGTAAAGGTCCAATAGAAAAAATATCATCTTACGAAAATGTTATTATTTGTAGAAATTTAGAACATAATATTGAACAATATCCTAATATAAATTCTTTCACCGCTTGGTATGCTATTTGGAAGAATAATCTTTCAAATAAAAAATATATAAGTCTTTTGGAGTACGATACAATTATCAATAATCAATCATTTCAAAAATTACCAAAACATATGGAAAATGGTGTGGATATGATAAGATTTCTACCCAGACCTTGTAATGAACATCATTTCATAAATGATCCAAGGTGGGTAAGTGAATTATTCTTATCCATTAGTAAAGTCTACAAAAGAAATATGGAGGATGAAATACGTAGGTCTTTACAGGACAATCCAAATATGTCTTGGACTTCAACATCTAATAGTATTTTTAAAAAATCATGTTTTGATCAGTATATGAATTGGTTCCTACCATTATTGCCAGATATTTTAAAGTCTAATACTGCTGGTCATCAACACGAAAGATCACTTACATTTTTTACATATATGAAAAATAAAAAATTACTTGTTTTACCTGATATGATACACCACTTCCAAATGGACTCTCACGGAACGCAAGATCATGTTGTTGATAAAAAAATTATGATAGAAAAACTGATACATAATGAACAATAATATACTTTATGTAATTTTACATGGATCTATGAATCCTGAAAGATGGGAAAACGTAGTTAATACATGGGGTCAAGGTAAAAACTATCTATTTTACTCAGATCATCATGATCCTGAAAATAGAATATTTAAAGTATCCAATAGAACTGATTATTTATCTAACGAAGACAAACATGTCAATGTATGGAAGTTAATTGATACCCATAAACTCTATCAAATATATGAGTGGTTTTTTTTCTGTGATGACGATACTTTCGTAAATACAAAACTTTTAGAATCAAATTTGAACAATTTTGATAAAAACAAAATACATGGTCATGTGATGCAAAATTACTCCCAGGACCCATTCTTAAATTACTGTTCTGGTGGTGCAGGTTACTTAATCAACAAAAAAAGGGTTGAATATATATCAAAAGGTATTAAGTTTTTGGATACTGGTTATTCAGACGTGACTTTAGGGATGTTTTGTAGAGAAAATAAAATAAAATTTGTCAATGACGATAGATTCAATCCTCATGATGAAAAAGGAAAAGACCGAATCGGGGTTGAAACTCTAGATGATAGATATAACAATATAATAAATCCTATTGAATTCTTTACCCATCATTATGTAAAGAATTTTAATCAAATGAATGACTTATATAAATTAATGAATATTATAAATTAATATATATGAATTACGTAAGTTTTAGTTTGTGGTCTAAACAAACAATTTATAATGAAGGGGCAATCAGAAACGCTGAAATTATTCAGGATATTTATCCTGGGTGGAAAATGGTAGTTTATTATGATAATACTGTACCAACTGAAACAATTGATAAATTAAATGAACTAGATGTATTGACCATCGACATTACTGATAAAAATCTATACGGTATGTTCTGGAGATTTTTAGCATCAGATATTGATGACTGTGAATATGTTGTCTTTAGGGATTGTGATTCTAGAGTTTCTATAAGGGAAAAAATGGCAGTAGACGAATGGATAGACAGTGGAAAATCAATCCATGTAATGAGAGATCATCCTGCACATGCGATTCCATATGGAAACGACCGTCCTGGAATTTTAGGTGGAATGTGGGGAATAAAATCTAAAATTTTACCTCTCACCGATATGGTTTCGAAATGGCACGAGTCAAAACCAATAGGTTACGGAGCAGATCAAATGTTTTTGAAATCCGTTTATGAAAGTTACACAAATGATATGGTAATTCATGATGAGTTTGGTAATGGAAGACCCTTCCCAATCGAAAGGGATCCTGAAGGTCGTTTTATAGGTGAAAGAATTGATGAAAATGATTTACCATTAACCAATGATCACATGATATTGAAAAAATGATTTTAGTTATTGGAGACTCATGTATCGATAAATTTGTTTATGGGAAATGTAACCGGTTATGTCCTGAAGCGCCTGTACCAGTTTTCTTACCTTCAGATTATACAACAAATCCAGGTATGGCTGCAAATGTAAAAGAGAATTTGAGTTCTTTCGGTCTTGAAGTCGATCTGGTAACAAATCAGAGTACAATACACAAAATTAGATATGTTGATAAGTCAAGTAATCAACTGATAATAAGAGTAGATGAAAACGATAAATGTGATCGGATAGATAGATCAATTCTATATGAAAAATTAAATCTTCAGTGGGATGCGGTTGTCATTTCTGATTACAATAAAGGTTTTTTAAATGAAAAGGATATACAATACATAAGTGAAAATGTGAAGTGCCCAGTATTTTTAGACACAAAAAAATTATTAGGTAAGTATTGTGAAAATATTGATTTTATCAAGATCAACGAAACTGAATATAACAAAAATTTAGAGTTACATGGAAACTTAGAATTTTTAGATAAAAAAATGATTGTCACTTTAGGAGGTAAAGGATGTCAATACGATAATGTAATTTATGAAACAGAACCTATTAATACTTTTGATGTAAGTGGTGCTGGTGATACATTTCTAAGTTCATTTATTTATTTTTATTTAAATACTAAAGATATTCCAAATTCAATTATTTTTGCAAATAAAAAAGCTAGAGAAGTTGTTCAGATAAAAGGAGTTGCAACAGTAAAAAAATGAATATAAACTACATACACCAACATTTAGGATTAGGGGATCATTTAATTTGTAATGGTTTAATAAGGAATTTAATTAGAGATTACGATAAAACATATTTGTTTGTTAAACATCATAATTTACCTAGTGTCCAGTTTATGTTCAGAGATCTTTCTAATTTAGAATTGATTGCGGTAAATGATGATTTCGGGGTTAACGACTACATTTCCAAAAATAATTTAAGTCAAAAATTAACCATAATAGGTCACCATAATACTTTTTGTTGTGGACCAATGTGGGATGAAAATTTTTATAAAAGTATGAATGTTGACCATCAAAAAAGGTGGACTGATTTTTATGTTGAAAGAGACTTTATAAAGGAGAATAATCAGTATGAAAAATTAAATCCTAATGATGAAAAATATGCATTAATACATAATAAACATAGTGGGGGATTAGATGGAATAAATTATGACTTAATTGGTAATAATTTGAAAAGGATATTTGTAGAACAAGCCGATACAATATTTGATTATCTCAAACTAATAGATAACGCAGAAGAAGTTCATTGTGTTAACTCATCATTCTTTCATTTAGTAGACTTACACACAACCACTCCAAATCAGAATTTAGTTTTTCATAAAAATTACAAAAGTAGAGATGATGATTGGGGAGTATGTGTTTCTGATAAATGGAAAGTAATTTAAAGTATGAGGTTAATAACAGGAAATGGTTTAGTAGGTTCATGTCTTGATGGAGACGTAAAAATATCATCTAAGGATTATAATTTAACTAAAACCAATGAGGTGATTAAAATGTATAAAAAATATAAACCTACTGAAGTCATACATACGGCCGCAAAAGTTGGTGGATTAGGATCTAATATGAATTTCAAAGGTGAATATTTTTATGATAATATCATGATAAACACTAATGTGATTGAACAAGCAAGAAATCATGGTGTTAAAAATCTAGTTACTTTTTTATCCACCTGTATTTTTCCTGATAACACCAAATATCCACTTAAGGAAGAATACATTCATTTGGGTCCTCCTCATTTTTCGAATGATGCTTACGCATATGCTAAAAGGATGGCGGATATACAGATTAGATCTTATAAAGAACAGTATGGATTAAATTATAAATCAGTTGTTCCAACAAATATTTATGGACCAAATGACAATTTTTCTTTAACTCACGGTCATGTAGTTCCGATGCTGATACATAAAATGTATATTTCACAAATTGATAATAGACCATTTGAGGTATGGGGATCAGGTAAACCTTTAAGAGAATTTATTTATTCTGAAGATGTTAGTCATTTGACTGAATGGGTTTTAAAAAATTACAATGATCCCGAACCAATTATTTTATCGACTTCACAAGAAATTTCAATTAGAGATTTAGTTGATTTATTAGTACAAGAGTTTAATTTTAAAGGGGAAGTATTATTCGACAAGTCAAAACCTGATGGTCAGTTTAGAAAACCATCAGACAATTCAAAGATTAAAGAATATTTACCTGAATTTGAATTTACACCAATTGAAGTTGGAATAAAAAAAACAATAAAATGGTTTTTAGAAAATTATGAAAAATCAAGAAAATAAAGTCGCATTAATTACAGGTATTAATGGCCAAGATGGTTCATATCTTGCAGAATTTTTGATAGAAAAAGGATATGAAGTATGGGGTACTGTGAAAAGAAACTCAGTGGCGGAAAACCAAACTAATCGACTGGATAATGTATATCATGCAATTAGTTCTAATTTAGAATATGTTGACATGACAGACTTATCATCATTAATAAGGATCATACAAAAATGTAATCCAGATGAGATTTATAATTTGGCGGCACAATCACACGTTCGAATTTCCTTCGATCAACCAATTTACACTGCAAATGTAACAGGTTTAGGTGCTCTGAACCTATTAGAAGCTGTAAAATTAGTAAATCCTAATATTAAGGTATATCAAGCGTCATCTTCAGAAATGTTTGGAAATAACATTGATGATGATGGATATCAACGTGAGACAACACCAATGAATCCAGTTTCTCCTTATGGTTGTTCTAAAGTTTTTGCATATAACATAAGTAGAAATTATAGGAATTCTTATCAGATGTTTGTTTCTAATGGTATATTATTTAATCACGAGTCACCTAGACGAGGGACTAATTTTGTAACTAATAAAGTGGTAAAAGCTGCGGTCAAAATAAAAAAAGGATTATCCAAAACATTGTCTTTAGGTAATATGGAAGCCACAAGAGATTGGGGACACGCTAAAGATTATGTGGAAGCCATGTGGTTAATACTACAACAAAACAACCCAGATGATTTTGTTTGTTCAACTGGAATTTCTCATTCTGTTAGAGATTTAGTGGAATATGTTTTCAAAAAACTAGATTTGGATATTGACAAACATTTAATTATTGATGAGAAATATTTCAGACCTGAAGAGTTAGAAGATTTGAAAGGTGATTGTTCTAAACTCAAACAAAAAACAGGTTGGGAACCTAAATATACATTTGAATCTATGTTAGATGAAATGATAGATTACTGGCAAGAAAAATTATAATATGACGAATATAAGTAAAAAAAAACAAGAAATAAAATCAATTGTCGGACGTCAACCGAAACAAAAATTTTTAAGTAAATCACAAAAAGAATATTACGATATCCTCAAAGAAAAAGAAATTGTAATATGTTCAGGACCCGCGGGAGTAGGTAAATCCTACATTTCAATGAAAGCCGCAGTCGATTTATTATTAGATCCAGAAAATGATTATGAAAAAATTATAATCGTAAGACCTGCAGTTGAAGCTGAAGAAAAATTAGGGTCATTACCTGGAAATTTGGAAGAAAAATTAGATCCATATATATTTCCTTCATATTACTTACTAAATAAAATAATTGGAAAAGAAAAGAGGGAAAAACTTAAGGAATTCGAATTTATCGAAGTCTTTGCATTGGCATATATGAGAGGTATGAATATAGATAATGCCATACTAGTTTTTGAAGAAGCACAAAACACAACAAAAAGTCAAATGAAATTATTACTGACTAGAATTGGATTTAATTCAAAATTTTTCATATCTGGTGATATTGAACAAACAGATAGATTTAGAGATAAAACACAATCAGGTCTTTATGATGCCATAAACAGGTTCGATAACATAGAAAATATAGGGATTTACAAATTTGATAAAAGTAATATCATTAGAAATCCTTTGATCACACAAATTTTAGATAAATACGAATGAAAAAGTTAGCTTTCGATATAAATCATGTCTTAAGAGATACATTCGCGAAGGCAGAACAGATTTATCAAAAATTTTACATTGATGAGTATGAAGGTGATGAATTCGAATATGGATTAAATCTTCCTGTCACTAATCTCAATGATTTAAAGTCACACTTCAAATTCAAAGACGATCAAGAACTATTTTCTTTTTTTTATGAAGATTTCACTATGCAAATTTTTGGTAATTCACCTAGTTCTGAAATGACAACTTTCAATCAATTGAATAAAATTTATGAAGATCTACGTGATGAAAATGAAATATTAATTATATCAGATGAGATCGGAAAATCTAAGCCAGCATCTCTATTTTTCTTATCAAAATATGGTTGTCTAGTTGAGAAAATTAAATTTTTCTCAAAAATCACCATCGATAGTCTCTGGGATGAGTGTGATATTATCGTCACCGCAAATCCGGAATTATTAATTAATTCACCTGAAAATATTCAGTTGGTAAAATTCGAATCAACATATAATAAAAGTATTGAAACAGATATTTCAATAAATTCTCTTGAAGAATTTGAAAAACTATATAAACAATTAAAACTTAAAGAAAATGATTTCGATTTTAGGTGAAAATTATTATATCGATTTAAAAGAAATCGATTCTCTTGTTGGTATTGCAACAAGTAATGAAGAGGGTCATGTAGAAAAACAGACAGATGTTGTTAAGTATGACTTCGTAAAATTAATGATCGAAGTCTTATTGACGGAAAGAGAGGAAATAGATGAAAACTTAGGAATTCACTCTAGTAAAAATTTAAGTCTTCCCTTTAAATTCGCCTTCAATACATTATTATTAAATAAAATTTTGAAAAAAATATGAAATACTTAGTTACTGGAATAACAGGATTTGCTGGTCCAAATCTTGCGAAACTATTGTTAGAAAAAGGACATGAAGTTCATGGAGTAGTAAGAACTGCTAATGGTCGAGAAACAGATTTGTTGGATATTCTTACTCCAGAAGAATTGGATAAAATAACTTTTCATTATCTAGATTTGAAACATTTTTACGGTGTAAAAAAATTGATTGATCGAGAAGAGTTTGATGGAGTGTTTCATCTAGCCGCACAATCTCATCCACCAACAAGCTTCAAAGATCCAATTTTAACATGGGAAGAAAATGTATCTGCAACTATGAACTTAATAACTTCTTTGGAAAATAGTAAAACTAGATTCATGTTCTGTTCTACCAGTGAAGTGTATGGTGACGAATGTAAAGATGTTGGGACTTTGTCGATTGACACACCTTTGAAACCTAGTAATCCTTATGGTTCATCGAAGGCTGCTATGGATTTATATGTTCAAGAGAGAGCTAGTAATGGTTTCTTAGATGGTTTTGTAACAAGAGCTTTTAGTCATACAGGTCCAAGAAGGGGTAAAATTTTCAGCATAAGTTCCGATGCATATCAAATTGCGGCAATGGAACTTGGGTTACAAGAAAAAGTTTTGAAAATTGGTAATCTCGAGACAGAAAGAGTTGTAATAGATGTAAGAGATTGTGTAAACGCATATTATTTGTTAATGATAAATCCAGAAACTAAAGGAAAAGTTTTCAACGTATGTGGTAGTGAAGTAAATAAAATGCAACACTATACAGATTTACTTATCGAATGTTCCAAATTCGACTATGATGAGGTTGAACAGAAAATTTACGAACCTTACTATAGACCAATCGATATCCAAGTACAAATTGGTGATTCGAAAGAATTAGTTGAAATGACTGGATGGGAACCTAAGATTGAATTGAAACAAACAATGAATGATCTTTTAGATTATTGGAGGAATAAATTAAAAAAATAAACTGAAATGGAAGATATAAAGTTAGAAAAAATAAAAAAAAGTATTTCTAATTTAAGAGATAAAAAAAATAAATTTTACTTCTTTGTGTTAGACAGTAAAGGATATGCTAAAGGATCTGTCAGATACATTTATGAATTTGCAATGTCTTTGAATAATTCGGGTTATCAACCGGTTATTTTACACGAAAAAGATGACTATAAAGGTGTTGGTGATTGGTTAGGGACCGATTATACTGAATTAGAACATTTGAGTTTAGAATCACAAAAGTTAGAGGTAAGTCCGGAGGATTTTATTTTTATCCCAGAGGTTTTCGGTCATGTTATCGAACAAGTGTCAAAATTACCTTGTGGTAAAATCGTACTTTCACAATCTTATGATGCAATTCTTGAAACCCTCAAACCAGGAACTGAATGGACTGACTATGGTTTTTACAAGTGTTTAACTACGACAGAAAAACAAAAAGAATTTGTTAAGGATTTGATGAGAAATGTTAGTGTTGACGTTTTAGAACCAACAATTTCAGAAGTATTCACTGAAAAAAAATTCCCTTGTAAACCGATCATTTCTATACACACTAGAGACCAAAGGGATACTATGATTATAATCAAAACTTTTTACATAAGGTATCCGCAGTATCGTTGGGTCACTTTTAGAGATATGCGTGGAATTTCTATGGAAAAATTTTCTGAATACTTACAAGATTCTTTTGTATCTGTATGGATCGATGATTCATCATCATTTGGAACCTTCCCACTAGAGTCTATGAAATGTGGTACACCTGTTATTGGTAAAGTGCCAAATATGAAACCAGACTGGATGAACGATAATAATGGAATTTGGTATTTTGATAAATTACAAACTGTAGACATAATAGCAGACTTTATTCAAAACTGGTTAGAAGATAATATATCTGAAGATCTTTATAATGCAGGGAAAGAAACCTCGGAAAAATATTCAGATAAAAATTCATTTGATTATAATGTTGTCCAGTTAATTAGTTCCTATTGTGATTCCCGTTTAAAATCATTTGAGAATCAAATAAATATAAACGAATTAGAAGAAGTAGAATAATATGAAAAAAGAAGATAATTTTTTGATTTCTGTGGTTTTACCCATCGAATCAACAAAACATAAAGATTTTGAAACATTTTTTAGTAAGTCAGTACAATCTGTTTTACATCAGGAAGAACCAGTAGATGAATTGATTATTGTTCACACTGATGAAGAAAGTTTAATCAATTATTTAGATGACTTTGATTTTAGTGGATTGACAGTAAATAGAGTTTTGAATGAAGGAGATTCGGACTTTCAATCTCAAGTCAACTTAGGTATCAAATCAACCAAAAATGATCTTGTATCAATTTTAGAGTTTGATGATGAATACTCCAAAATATGGTTTAAAAGTGTAAAAAGATATTTCGAGTCATACCCTGATTTTGATGGGTTTTTACCATTAGTTGTTGATGTAGATGAAAAACAATCGTTCGCAGGATTTACGAATGAAGCAACTTTCGCAGCTAATATGAACACTGAAATAGGTATATTGACTAATGAAGTCTTATTAAACTACCAAAATTTCCAATCTAGTGGATTAGTATTTAAGAAAAAAATAATAGATTCTTTTGGTGGATTCAAACAAAGTTTAAAACTTTCATTTGTTTATGAATTCTTACTAAGAATGACATATAATTCTGTAAAATTTATGACTATTCCTAGAATAGGTTACAAACATGTGAATATGAGAGAAGGGTCTATTTTTTGGAATTACAAGTTTGGTGAGAATGTAATCACATCGGATGAAGCTAGTTTTTGGATTGATACCGCTAAAAAACAACAATTTTTTAAGGAAGATAATAAAATTACATATGAACCTGAAAACACTTAAATTTTGTCTGGAGAAACAAGTGGAAATACTAAGACTAAAAAAAAATCTACAAGTAACTATTTCGATGTAAGAGAAGAAAATGCTGTAAGACTTTTTATTAGTGCAACAACTCAAGAGGAGCGTAATGTAATTTACGCTACCTACTTGAGGGCACCAGTTGATAAAATGATTGACAGTATTATAAGAAGATATAAATTGTATCGCAAAGGTATGGATTTCAGAGAAATTCATAATGATACTCACTCTTTTTTAATGACTAAGATTGAGAAATTTAAACCAGATAAAAACAAAAAAGCTTATTCATACTTTGGTACTATTTGCAAAAATTATTTGATGGGTCAAATAATAAAAGATCAAAAAGAGCAAAATAGAAAAATATCTTACGAGGACATTTCAACAAAGATCGAAAATCGTCCAGACATGATATATTATTTAGAAAATGAAAAAGTAGAAACCACTCAATTAATAAAAAAATTTGTTAAAGAATTAGAAGAGTATATTGAAGAACAAGATCTAAATGAAAACGAAACTAAGTTGGGTTACGCACTTGTCGAACTGTTTGAAAATTATGAAATAATATTTTTAGGTACTGATAATAATAAATTTAATAAGAACGTAATTCTACTATCTTTACGTGAGATGACTAATATGAATACCAAAGAGATAAGATCTTCTATGGTAAAATTCAAGGATTTGTATTATGAGATAAATGCAAAATTAAACGAACTTTAATATTTATAGGTATGCCAAGACCTAAAAAGAAAGAAATATCATTAAACAAAAATTCTGTTTTATCTTTAATGCAGGAAATTTATAATGAATTAGTTGAACAAAGATCTACCGCAATCAGAGTTCAGAATAAGATGTTGAATCTATTAAAAGGACCGGAAGATATGACATTGATAGGTCCAGTACTAAAGGAACAACAAAAAATAATTAACGATACGATTGAAAAGAAACTAACTCTTTCAAAGTTACAATCCTCAATCTGGGAAAAAAGTTCCAGTAATTCCGAAGAATCATTTGATTTATCAGAGATGGATGAAGATGTACTTCAAGCTTTGATAAGTAAAGATGTTGATAATTCTTCTGAATACAAACTATAATGGCTTTAGATCTTAATCAAAGTTATAATGACATAAATTCGAAGATTTCATCCTTCAAATCTACGGTCAATTTAAAAAAGGATGAGGCTAAATCTAAACTAAACTCTGCAGGAAATACTTTTGAACAAAGTAAAAGTGACGCACTAAAACAACTAAATAATTTAGGTGATACGTCACAAAGATTACAAAATCAAATCAAAAGTCAATTTGATCAAATTGTTGGTATGATAAAGTCTACCATGCCTAATGACCCTACATCCGGATCCGATACTGTAAGTTTCTTAATAGAACTATTATTGAATTCCGCCAAAAATACAAAACATAGAATTTCTGAAGTATTTTTATCTGAAACAATTTCCACAATAGGTTGTTCTCAGGAACAAACCTTCGAAGTGGAAAATTCTATATATATCGATATTAGGAGTATAGACTTATTTAGATTACTACCCAATTCATATGAATTGAAACCATTTGATATTTTTTATGAGAAAAATGATCCTGTAAGTGGTCAAATTCCATTTTCTATGGATAAAAAATTATATGATCTTACTCAAAATGGTGGTGTAAATACAATATTAGGAGTATCACAAAATCCTTTATTTGATATTCAATATGTTACAGAATATACAGAAAATGGTATCCCTTATTTTGGTGATTTCTACAAAATAGATTTAAAGCAAAGAGTTAACGGAAATAATATTTCAGATTTTTTGGTCGAATACTACAAAACAATAGATATTGTAAATTTTGATGTAGTTCTTGCCAGAATTTTTGATTCATTACAAAATATTGTGAGTATTAAAGGTGGTGTCTCTATCGATCAAGTCGAGAAACAAACAAAATTTGACAAGATGATTCAAAGAATTCTTGGACTTTGTTTCGATTCCAATACTGAAATTGACGTTAGTGGAAATGCAAAACAATCGGTATTAGATCAAATTGATGAATCATTTTTTGACTTCACATCATCTGATTTAAATGATATTGATAGTAAAATAGAAAATATAAAACAAGGTGTAACCGAATTTACTGACTGTGAAAATATTAAATTTCCAGTAAATGTTGATTCGATATTGGATTCAATTGATGTGATTCGTGAAGTTCCAGATAATCGTAAAACAGAGGTTTTTATGGGGGAACTAGATAAAATGATTAATGATGAAGAATGGAAAAAATTAGGTCTTAATTTGGACTTAAATGTTAAAATTAAAACCGATATTCTAAATCAAATAATACAGTCAGTAAGTTTTGCAGTATTATCTCCGAAATCAGTTTTAGGATTAATGATTGGTTTGAAATCACTCAAAAATGAATTAGCCGATAATGTTGAAGACATAGAAGATTTTATGAAAGACTTCAAAAGTTTTTTCATTGAACTGTGTAGTAAAATAGGTGCGATTTTCATAGAAGAACTGGTAAAAATATTGAAAAGAAATATTCGTCGATTAGTAGAAACTCTATTAAAGGAGATTGCTACTGAAGCAAAAGATGCTAGAATCAAAATGATCGCATCAATTTTGTTTATTTTATTACAAGTAGTTTCAGCGATAATTGATTTTAGACAATGTAAATCTTTAGTCGATGAAATTCAGAATCTTTTAAACTTAGCCAGATCATCGATTGGTGTTAGTTTACCAAGCTTTGCCTTAGCTAATGCAGGAATTTTAGGAGGATTTTCACCAACCAGAGCATTATCTAATGTTGTGGGTAACCTTGAATCACAAGGAATCCCAACTGGTGCATTACCTGATGGATCCCCAAATGTCGCTTTGAATGCTATGCAACAAATGATTAAAGGTGTGAATGACGAGGAATTGGCAAATAGTAAAGTTGAAGTTTTTATACCTCCATTGGCAGTTGCAGCTTTGGGTGGGGGAACAACTTTACCAGGTAGAGGTATTGGAAAAAAAATGTGAATGAGTATGGATAATTTGAAAGATATAATTAAAAAACCATCAGAATTTTCTAATAAAGATTTAGAAAATTCTTTAAGTTATTTGTCGGATAATTTCGAAAAAACAAAAGTCGAGATTCTAAATCTAACACAAATTTTGGATTTTACTGAAAATTCATACAATAAAATTTTAAAAGAATATAACAAAAGAAGATGAGTCAGATTATTTTTAGAGGTGTGGTTACTGATGTTGATGATCCTAAAAATTTAGGTAGAATCAGAGTGGAACCAATAATCGAAAACACAGCCCAAAAGAAAAATGCTAGTTTGACTTACGGTGAACAGTTATGGGATTTTTGGGACAAAAAAGATCCGTTCGTCTTTCATCCACTAAATCCCTTTTTTACAAACCTTGTACCGAAAGTAGGGGAATATGTTAACCTAATTTATGCTAATCCTGATAAAACTGAAAATTTAGATCGTTATTACATTGGTCCTATTTATTCTTCCGCTCTTTTAGTCGAAAATGAACCTTACAATAGTGCAGTGACTAATTTAGAAATAGGTTCAAGAAATTTACCACCACCAGATATATTCAAATCTTCTGGAGGTCTAACTAATGAATTAAGTGAAGGGGTTTTTATTAAACCTGAAGATGTTGGAGTTCAAGGGAGAGGTGGATCTGATATTGTAGTGAAAAAAAACCATATTTTACTGAGATCTGGAAAATATGTAGAAAATCCTAATAAAAAAGTACCGCCTAATTCTTATATAGGAAGGGGATTTTTACAAATATCAAAATTTGAAAAAAACATCTCTTTTGGGTTACCTTCAAAAAAGAAAAAATTGAAAACTGTCTACGATGATCTAAAAATTTTAGTCGAATACTATGTTGAAAATTCATCTAGTACTCAGGGTCAATTTACAGGTAATATTTCAATATATAAAGTAAAACCCGGACCAAGAACATCCACTAAAAATTTCAGAATTAGCGGTACGAAAGTTGATTTAAATGTAGGTGAAGACCTAGGTTTAGGTTCTAGTATACAAATAAATACTCCTCTTAACCACGAAGAGTATTCTGAATTAGTTAATAAAATTATAAAATCGATTGTTGACGAAAAGGACTTTAATGAAATAAAATCACTTAATGACAAATATAATACACTTTCGATTTCAGGTCAAAAAATTTATAGAGTTGATAATATACCTCTTTATTTTAGACCTAATCCAGAACAGTATAAAAAATCTACTCAAAGTTTCAATCCTGTTGAAAAACAAAATTTGAACTCGATTTTCAATAAAATAAATGTTAATTCAGGTTGTAGTAAAAAGGGATATAATTTAGTTTTTGATAAAAAGTATTCTTGTAAAGCCCCGACTGAGACTCAAGAAATTACAATTGTACCCCAAAATACATCAACAGAAGTTAATACTTCTGCGTTAATGGGTGCGGATACCATTTACTTACTTTCACATAAATCTAACAAGTCTAACAATGGACAAAAAATTGATTTAGATGGTACTTTATATGGTATAGATAGAGATAGAATTGCTAATGAGATTGAACCTAAGACATCTAGTATGGTGAGGGGTGAAGAAATGTTAGAGTTATTAGAAATGATTGTAGAATTTTTATTTAAACATGTTCACCCATATCCAGGTTTACCCCCTATACCTGTGGGATATAACAGTACAATTACTATGGATCAAATCCAAAGAGAACTACTCAATGCAAATCAAAAAGTCTTGAATAAGAATATTCGTATAAATTGAATATTTATTATAAAAGTCTTAAATGTCAGTTCACAAGTCTTACTTCTCGAGAAATAATACCATCATTTATGGATCTACGACCAACACAGGTCAAAGTCCTTTTACTGAACTTTTTTTCGGATCTGTAGATAATGTTATCTCACCTGTAGGATTTTCTAGATTTATATTTGATTTAGATCTAAAAGATTTAAGATCGAAAGTCGCTGATGGTACTATTCGGTTACCCATAGCAAGTCAACCATGTTCTGGAGAAACTTCTCACATATTAAGGATGACAAATACATCTGCCTTTGACAAAGAGTTATTAAATGATAAGTGGTCGAATGGAAAAAGAAGGGCAAGTTCTTTTACTTTAAATTTATATCGTATTCCTTATACTTCTGGGACCAGGGGTGAACCCCAATATTGGGACGAAGGTGTTGGTTTTGATTATTATTCTAATACAAATAATGATAATGGTAGTACACAATATTATACTCAGGAATTAGCAACTGACAAAACTTATTCTGATAGACCATCTAATTATTTTAACAGTACAACTACAACTAGTTGGAGTACTCCCGGGATATATTCTAATGTACTTGGAGATTTTGCGACAGTAACGGAAAATGATCTAGTATTGGTTGATTCTCAGTCTTTTGAATTTGGTAATGAAGATATTAGTTTTGATATGTCTAAAGAGATAACCGAGATTCTAAGAGGACGGCTTGTTACAACGGGATATATAATCGCATTCCCTGGACAAATAGAAAATATTTCCGGAATGACTGAATCTCATTCTGTAGGGTTTTTTACAAGACACACTCAAACATTCTATGAACCATATCTAGAAACGACTTATGATGACTTAATAGAAGATGATAGAAATTTATTTATCAATGGTCACAAAAATAAGTTATATTTATATTCCTACGAAAACGGAGTTCCAAAAAATTTAGATAGAAATCCTTTTGTGGATATCTTAGATTTAAACTATGAACCTATTCAAGGTTTCACTGGTTTAAGTACTTGTAGAGTGACAAAGGGTGTTTATGTTTGTGAAATCGATGGTCTAACTGGTGAAACAATACCATGTATGTATTATGACAATTGGAATGGAATTGAAATCGATCAAAAACCACTTAGAGATGTTGAAAATTCTTTTATAATTAAAGAAGAATCAGAAAAGTATAATATTGGAATTTCAACTTACAATCCAAAAAGATATTCATTTAATTTTACAGGTATAAAGCAAGATGAAAAGATATTGACATCGGATATAAGAAAAATTGAGGTCGATGTCAAAGAAGCTTATTCAACTAATAAACAATTAGTTGATTTTCTAGGACATTATAGGTTGTATGTCAAAGAGGGTACTACTGAAGTTATGGTTCAGGACTGGACAAGGATAAATCGCACAAATGATGGTAATCACTTTTATTTGGATATGAATGATAAAATACCAAACGAATACTTTTTAGACATCAAAGTTGAAACCGATGGTGAGACTAATACTTATAAAAGAGAACTCAAATTTCAAATCGTTAACAGAAAATGAAAAAGATAAGAATTACCGAAACTGAATTGATTGAATTGATAGAGAAAGTCATTTCAGAAAAGAAAAAGAAAAAAAAGGATAGATGTCACAGATGTGCTGATCAATCATACGGACCAGAAACTTCGGCATATAAAAGTGGTGCAATGGTCCAATGTAGAAAAGGTGAAATCTGGAAAGGAAAAAAATGTTAAAATCATGAAAAAATTTCGTATGACAGAATCGCAACTTGTAGAGTTGATCAAACAAATTATTGACGAAAAAACCGATTACTCTAAGGAAAAAAAAAGTGGACTACATGGATGGTTTAGTAGACAAGGAGGTAAAGGGAAAAGTAGTGGATGGGTAGATTGTAATACTTGTCGTAAAGATTCTAAAACGGGTCGAAAAAAGTGTAAGCCTTGTGGTAGAGAAAAAGGAGAAAAAAGAGCAAAGTATCCATCATGTAGACCGACACCCTCAGCATGTTCAACAAAAGGTAAAGGTAAAAAATGGGGAAAAAAGAAATAAAATATTTTGATTTTTGAATTAGTTTTTTTACATTTACACTTGTAAATGGAACACACTCAACGCACATATCAATTAATCAAAGAAGGTAAAATTATTATGGAAACTCAATCTGCGAGTTTCGATAGTGCACTTGATTACTTTTTTGAATTTTATCCAGACGCTTACGTCGATTCGAATTACACATTCAAAACGGTTAAGTTACCCCACGAACGTTAATATTCCTCAATAAGGATTTTAAGAGATCCTGTACCCTTAATTACTCTATGAAAGGTCTCTTTAGGTATTTCAAATTTAAGTCCTTTTACGAGGGTCCTAGGTAGTTCATTATCCATTTGGAACTTCCAATCACTATCCTCTAGAACTTCAACCAACCTATTTTCAGCATCCATATGCCAGACTAACTCTGAACTGTCTATATCTGATGAAAAAGTTCTAGTAAATTTATTATCTGAAATATCGTTTTGAATATAAATCATTACCAAAATCTACCAGATACATTTTTACCGAAATCTTTATGTGCCCTACAAGCCCAATAACCTGCTTTAGTTTTGTCTTTTTTCTTTGCACACTGATGTCTAGCGGCAAATGACTTTCTAGCTTGAGGGTCATTCCATTTCGCAGTCATAACAGGAGAACCATAACTAACTTTTTTTACTTTATCACCATCCTTTACATAAACGTACCATTTTTTTGATCCTCCAGTTTTTGGATCATTTAAATTAACTTTTTTTCCTTGATATTCAGCCTCATTGACAGATCCATATTCAAATGGCATATCTAAAGGAATCTTTTTTCCTGATTTTGTTTTGACTATTGTACCTAAATCTGATTCTAGTATTTCACGATCAAACTCATCGAAATTATATCCTAACTTATAAAGTTTTCTTGCTTCATTAATAACTTCAAAATATTTATCACTACCATATCTAAAAACATTTTCAGTCAACGAAATATTATTATCTACGTGATATTTTAATTCTTCTGACATTACTTTTTTAAGTAAAGATTCTCTTATAGTTTTTTTTAGGTTCATGTCTTCTTTCTTTGAGGATTTATACTATATTATGATTGTATACAAATAAATATCATTAAATATAGATTAAAATGAGTGAATTAGAAAATACAAAAACAAGAAAAAGGAGATCTAAGAATGTTTCTGAGATTGAAAAAAAATATAATGAAATTTACGAGTCCCTAAAAAATAATGTCCAGACAAACCCAATGGGTACATTATATAATTCTATAAACTATACTAGTACTGATGATCTAGATCGTTTCATAAATAATTTAAGTGTCAATCAAGCACTATTTTGTTTGATTGAAGCATCCAAAATGGCTCACAATAGAAATATATTTACAATTGAAGAATCCGAATTATTATCCAAATCAATTAGGATGTTGAAAAAACATAATGAAGATCTTAATATAAATTAAATTAATAAAGGAAGTTTATCTTCCTTTTTTTTTTGATATGACAAAAGACGAACTACTAAGTGAAATCGTGAAATTGCAGAGTGAAATTACATCTGAAGTAATTTTAGGTTATGATAAGTCATCAGTTGATGATCATTTTAAATCTCATAGAGAAAAACTAAAATTATACAGATGTTTATATTTTGGACCAGATTCCAAATATTGTGAAATAAAAAAGGGGGACTAATGTCCCCCTTTAATTTTTTCAAAACTTTAATTATTATCTTAAAGAGTTGAGGTCGAATGTTCTAACACCATCAACCTGAATCACACCATAGAATCTGTTGTTAACCATCTTCTTAGCGTATCTTGTCATGATACCCTTAATTGGTGTGAAGTTGAATGGGTTGTACATAGTTGGTGTTAACTGGAGTGGTACATACGGTGCGTATACATATCCAGTATCCAACATTGAATTACCCTTGTGACCTAACAATACCATGTTTGGTGGGAAGTATGGGTCACGGTACACTTGGTATCTTCCAGAAAGAGTACCAACTCTTTCAATACCCATGTTGTAGTTATCCTGATCAGGAGCCGCGTTTGAAACGTGGAAGTACTCTAGATCGTCAAAGATTGCTGAAACCTCTGAAGAGCAAACTACCCAGTTAGCACCACCTCTCAATGTTGATTTGTGGATTTGAGCTGAAATCTGGTTGATCGCAGTGATCAATGTCTGGTTCCAGTCCTTCTGGTTGTATGCTGTAGAAGTTGTTGATAATCTTCTCCATCCGTCATAGTCCCATCTTAGTTTCCAAGCCGCACCTTTTCTCAAGTCTCTTAAGATCTCACGATCAATTTCTGCTGCCACTTGCTCTGACAATAAAGCTGTCAATTCAGCTTCAGCGTCAATGTTGTGGAATGCAGAAACGTCTTGTGCGAGTTCTGGAGACCATTGTGCTCTTAGTTTTCTTTCGATTGCTGTTACAGTAACCGCTTCAAGATCGAACGATACTTCACCGATCTTGTCTTCGAATTCGAGTTCTTCATATACTCTGTATGTTGCCTGGAATCCAGCGAAAGCCGCTGTGAATGATGTACCTGTGTAACCATCAAGTGAACTACTATCGTCTGTTGGTGTCTTCAAGTCAACAACGACACGTAAAATACCATTAGCGTCACATAGATCTTGATATCTACCTCCGTTACCGTCAGAGAATGTAGATGTCTGAGTATCACCATATTCAACAATACCCTTACCATACTTCTGAGTAAGAACGTTTACTGGGAATGCAGAACCCTCACCTTGAACATTTAAGTAAGATAGGAATTCTTCAGTATCCATTTCGTTACCGCTTGGACCAATCATTCTACCAGCAGCAACATTACTAAATCCAGAGAATGCAACAACAACAGACTTAGGGAATGATGTTCCACCAGTAAATGCCGCATCAGTCACTACAGTACCATAGCTACTACCAGAAACGATAGTACCTTGGATGGTGTGTGCACTGAATCTACCCTTAGAGTAGTCAAACAATCCTTCAGGATCAACACCTGATCCAGCAGTACCTGGAACAGATCCTTCGTAGAATCTATCGTATAGGTTAACCGAACTTTCAGAGTATCCAGAATATGGAGTAGTAGGACCATTAGGTGCTCCGAATGGAGGAACGTGCTCGTTAGCAGCACCTCTAGCCTGAATTTTAGGTACAAAGTAGAACAACTTACCGATTGGTAGGTTCATAGCCTGTACAGAAACGATATCGTTAGCCAACAACTTAGAGAATACTCTTCTGATGATTGGGAAAACGACTGTTTCAAATGATCCGCCAGCGTCAGATGTCGCAGCTTCGTTGATTAGGTGAGATGCTTGGTTCTCATATAACTGAGCCATGTTCTCTTTTAATTGACCATTGAGGCCATCTAGGAACCCTAACTTGTCCCATTTGTTTACTGTGTCTTCCTTGATAACTTTGAGGTGCTTAAGACCAATGTTACCAACGAGACCTGATTCTAATAATGCTCCCATTTTTATAATTTTTTAAGTTATTTTTATTATAGTTTTTTCATGAGGTCCCTCATTCTCATAAATTGAGGGTTCTCATAAGTTTTATTTTCGATAAGGTTTGTAGCTGAACCCGTAGTTGGAGTTTTTTCAACTTTGTTTTCAATTGTTTCCTTAACGAGGGTTGAATCATCACTTAAAGATTTTTTGACACTCTTATATAATGATTTTGATTCTTTTAACGTATCGACACCATCGAAACGTCTTAATATATTTATTTTCTCTTGCTTAGTTGTAGTGTGTTCAGTGAACAATCTAGTAGCGTAAGCTAAGTTTGAATTAAAAACTGCAACTTCAGTTAACTTCTCTTGGAAAACACCTAGAGCTTGTTTGTACTCTTGATTCTTTTCTCTAAGTTGTTTCACTTCATTTTGAAGTTTTCTATACAATAATTTATTTGGAACTGGACCAGTACCTGGTTTAGAACCACCTTTAGGACTACCGTCAGGATTTACACCTTTTCTTTGTCCTTGTGCTAAAGATCTTTCTTCAACCTCACCTTCGTCAACTTCTTCAGTTTCCTCGATTTCTTCTACTTCATCCATTTCCGTCTTTTCATATCCTTCTTCAACTTCTACAGTTTCTTCTTCAGTAGACATCATTTCAGTGACTTTTTTCATCATCTCTTTCATGTCATCATCTAAATCTTCTCTTTCCATCATTTCTTTCATTTTGTCCATTATCTCTCTCATTTCATGTGTTTCACCTTCGTGCTCTTCACCTTCATGAGTTCCACAACTAGCTTCATCCATTTCTTCGTTGTAACCTTCTTCTACTTCATTGTAACCTTCTTCGGTTTCTTCTTCAGTAAATTCAATTTCATAAAGAATTTCATCTGATTCATCAGATTCAGTTGATTCCATTTTGATTTCATATTCAACATCTTCAGTGTCATCTTTAATGTTAACACCAGAATCTGTTTGTTGAACAATGATACCATCTTCTTCACCCATTTTTTTGAACACCTGAATAATTTCATCATCAGTTGCCATTGTGAGATCTAAAGGTGCTAAAATTTCTTCTTCAGAATCGACTTCCAAGTCGTCACCAGGTAAGTCAGTCAACATCAGATCATCGATTTCAACGTCGTCTTCCACATCAGTGTCCATACCCATATCATCAAGATCTAATTCAACTTCTTCATCATCAGAATCATCATCTAAATCTAAGTTATCCAAATCTACATCAATTTCGAGATCTTCGGTGTCATCACCGACTTCTTCTTGTTCATCAATTTCTTTATGAACTGCTTCTTCTGTCTCGTCCTTTTCAGATTCTTCGATTTCAACCTCTTCTTCTTTTAGAGATTCTTTTACTAATTGACTGATTTCTTCCTTCATTGTTGAAGCAAGTATTCCTTTTGCGTTTTCAGTTACGGCTTCTTTCAAATTCTCCATTTGTAAAAGTGCCTCTTCAACCAAAGATTGTTTTTTATCTGCCATTTTTTTATTAATAAGGTTTATTTCTAAATAAATATGTGAAAAACTAAAAAAAATCTGGCCATCTATTTCTAGAAAACAAAAAAGTCGAGTTTTACCTCGACTTGTAATTTGTTAGTTGTAGAAAGTTTATTCGAAAACTTCGTCAATCTTACTTTCACTGACTGAAGTAATTCTCCAATCCAATGAAATATTACCCATTCTTTCCATAACTTTAGCTTCACAATCAGTGACACTAATAGCATTGACTAACTTTTCTTCACGTAGTTTTTTAATTCTTCCTGTTTGTGGATCTACGTCATCAATCTGTATTTTGACCACAAAGTATTTTTCAGCTGTAACCATAATAATATTATTTATCTAAATAATCGGATAACTTTGTCATCAAATCAAGTGAACGTGTAAATTTATCTGTATTTACCTCTTTTTCTTGATTTTTTTCTTCATCTAGTTTTTCATCATACTTACCTCTATCATCAGGATTTAAGTATAAGTAAGCTCCTGGAGTTGAAGGTGCCGAAACCAAATCAAAACATATTAATTCGAAATCATCTTGAACTTCATTTTTTTCTCCTTTATTTACAAGTGATCCAACACCTCTTGATGACACACCCATCGTAACACCTTGTCTCATTAAATTTGCCGCTTGATCACCTGGTGTTGAAACAACACCTCTTTCATGGAAACCAGGTGAGGTTAATAACTTTATCTTACCCATCAATGTGTTTCCTTCCCACCAAACGTCAGTTATTAAATGAGAAACTCTATCTAAGTCAATTAATGAAGATTCTGGGTGGTTTAACTCAGAAATTGCCAAACCTTTTTGAATGTTATTTTTATACTTTTCAACTTCTCTTCTCAATATTTTTTCTGGATAAGTTCTACCGTTTCTATTTGGTATATCATACTTTTGTAAAGTCGCGTAAAAAACAAACGGCTTGGAGTGATCTAAGTCACCATAAGATTCTTTGATAACTTGGGCATTTCTTGAATCTCCTGGTGAGATCGATCCGGCATCATACTCAATTAATATACCTTTTCCTATATCTGAGGGTCCTAAAACTTTCATATCAAATTTATTTATAAATAGTTTGAATTTGATTTAAGATGAAACTTTGATTGATTTAGACTTATGTATTTTGAAATATTTTGATTTCATAAGATCTTCTTTATAAATCTGACCTATAATATTTTTTATTTTATTTCTTAATATTAAGGATTTGAAATTTTCGTTTTCTTCATTTAGAAATAGTGTAATTTCAAGATTCGCAAAACTTCTCTTACCTTCTTTTATACCACTACTTCTGATGTCTAGATCTATGATATTATATTTTTTGAATGTTATTAAATCCATAGACTCCAAGACTGTATGTTTTATTTTTCTCTCCAAATTACCTACGATTCTTTCCCAATTCTCGTAATGATCTGTTGGTTCGATCCAGCATTGTAAAACGATATATAATGATTTTAATTTTTTAGCGTCAACTGTACCAAAAAAACATGTCGCATTTTGTAAAAAATTCAACCGACTGGTTTTTCCTTTTTTCATATTTTAAACATAATAATAGTTTATTTTTATAATTAAAAATATAAGTTATATTTGTACATTTGTCAAAAGAAACTATTTATATAACATGCTAATAGTCAAAGTAAATAAAAAAGATGGGATAGAGAGGGCTCTGAAAATTTACAAGAACAAAGTTCAAAAAGTTAAACAGAATGAAAAGATTCGTTCTAATATGTTTTTTGAGAAAAAAAGTGTTAAAAAAAGAAAATCTAAAAAGAAGGCGATTTACTTACACAAAAAATCACAGATTTTCTGATAACTGTTTCAATTGAAATAAAGAAAATAAGTTTACTTCATTAGAATTAATTTTCTCGATTGTCTTATCAACTTTTGTTTTCAATTCTTGGTCACTAGATGATTCATTTAGTTGTAAATTAAGACTTTCGAAAATTTTAGTCTTTTCATTTTCATACTCTACCTTTAATTCATCATTACTCATCGATAAATATTTTTTTACCTGATTTAGATCTGACTCACTCAAGTTCGAAAAATTTCTATCGAATGTTTTTGCGGCAATGACTTTCATTGAAGAAAGAGGTAAATCTATTTTAGAAGTTGGTATGTCGACCTTACTTTCTTGTAATAAAGATTTAATCTTATTTTTTGATTCAATTCTTTCTAGAATTTTATCGGATGTTTTATGGTAAACTAGATTATCAATATCAATATAATTATTAACATCCAATTTCAAACCTTCAGAGAGTTTACCGATCTTATCTTTGTTACTTATCAGAATATTCTCTAAAATGGTTAAACTTTCTTCCAAATATTCTCCTGATACTGTTTGATCTAATTCTTGTGATTCACTTAGGTTATCGTAAATACTGTAAGCTTCACAAATTTGTTTGTCAGATAATACGTTATCTTTGAAAAATTTCATGTTTGTTTTAAATTCATTAGTACCATATGATTCCGTCAATGAATTTTCGATATATGTCTTGAGTTGTCCAAAAGTTTTCATAGCCATTTTATTTATAAATATTACAATAAAAGTTTATTGAGTTTTTCTTCGATTTCTTTCAAGTCTTCACGACCTTTAGATAGATCAATAGAATCTTTACCATTTAGTAATGAATCCTCTAAAATTAAATCAAGATCCTTATTTTTTACAAATGATTCTATGGGTGTTTCTTCAGTACCACCACCTTCATCACCTCCTAAATCACCACCTAAGTCTCCACCTAAATCTCCACCTAAATCAGGAGGAGGTCCTCCACCCAAATCTCCAAATCCAGAATCAGATGGTTCTGAAACCTCACCTTCTTGTTCACCCGTATCTTGATCAACCTTATTACCGTAAAGTTTGTCAATGTTGGCGAACAATCCAGTCTTAGAAATAACTTCAGGTGTTTTTTCTAATTCAGCAGCTACGGCTTTTTCAATTCTTTGTTGTTGTATATCCAACTTAATTTCGTCATCTGAAAGACCAAGAATATGTTTCTTAGCCCATGAGCTGGATACTGCTTGGATTCCATTACCAGGATCAGAGACCGCATCTCTATATAGTTGAATTTTAGATTGCCAATTTTCTACTTTGAGTAGGTCTGCTTGAGTTGATGGGTTAGTCAGTGAAAGAGTAAAGTTTGTTAGTTCATCTTCAAATCCTAATATGTAAAGGTGAATAATAGCAATTTTATTCAATTCTGCTATCATAGACTTTTGTATTTTATTAATTGTTCTTGCAAACCTGATATCTTGTAAAGCTAAAGTTTTACCGTCACCCACCACTTCTTCAAAACCTAGGAATGCTTTAGGAACCCTTAGTGCTGTCAATAACTTTTTTTGGATGTACTCAATATCCGCTATTTCAGATAAGTTTTGTGCTCCTGGTAAAGTATCGATTGGATTAGGTGCGTTAGGGTCCCTGACAGGTATGAAATAATCTTGATCGACAGCCATCTGATTGTATCTCAAATCAACATTACCATTTTGAGGATCTGCAACTTGATCTCTCTTGAATTTATTCGCAACTCTTTGGATATATGGTTCAACATCCTTATCGTCCATATTTCCCACGAAAACTTTAAAGACTCTTCTTTCTGGTGCCCTAGATGTTCTGTAAATTAACATCGCATCTTCAGACAAGATTAATTGTTTCCAAATCCTTCTAGCTTTTTCTAACATGGAAGTACCATAGGGTAACTTTCTATCGTCACCTAATAATCTGAAGTGAGCAATTTCCCATGTGTTAAAACTCATGTCCTTAACTTGCCAAAGAAACTTTAACGAATCATTTTCAGTATCGGTAGTGTTTCTTTCAGGACGTAGTTTCATACCTCTCTCTAATCTTTGTATTTCAATGTTAGGTAATTGTTGTCCTCCCATTACACCTTTTTCTGGGTCAAGTTTTAAAAATACAAAGTTATCTCCATACTTACATGTGTTTCTAGTCCACATTTGAAGATTCGTATTAATATCCAATTTGTTATTGAACAAATCAGCGAGTATAGACTTTATTCTTTTACTTTCAGAATATATCTGTAAAATAAATCCATCTTCATTAGGTGTTGTAGATTCTTCGGCGTATATGTCTAATGCGGCAGATATTTCAGGAGTATACTCCATAGATTCATAATCATAAAAAGATGCTAACCTAGTAGGTTCATAATAGACGGCTTGTGTGTATAAATTATTTTCAATTTTTTGCCACTGTTGACCTAAATAGTAAGTTTGTTGTGCTTGTAGTTTTTCCTTCTCATACTCACTCTTGTTAGTCGTCTTTAATAATTCTTGTTTATCAAATTTGAAAACTGGTGGTTGCTGATCCAAGGTTGAATCAGGTCCAAAAACCTTTGTTAGTCTTTGCCAAATTGTATAATTGTTATCTGCCATACTGATAAATATAAAGAAATATACTATTACTTAAATAGAACCTCTACCAAAAAGCCAAGAATATTCTCTATAATCTTTCTTCAAAGCATCTCTTTGGTGACCCTCACTTCTATAGTAGTTTGGTATTGATGGATTAAAATCTGCAACTTTTTGACTTTGGTCACTTTCTTGTAACGACCAACTGTCAACCATTGCTTTAGTTTGTTCGGTCAATTTATTAAGTTGTGTAAATGAATTTTCACCGACGTAAATTGCCATTGCCATAGCCATTATCAAATCATCATGTTGTCCCTTCATATGGTCTGGTCTACCATTTATATATACAAAAGTGTTAAGTTCATTCAAAAGTCTGATTGATCTTACAGTAAACTTATGTCTCAAACACTCCTCAAATGACGAAATTATTTGTACTCTTTTTGAGTTGAAATTTAGACCTGGTATTTTTTCGTTAACTTTCGGATCATATTTCCATTTGTTGAATACATCTTTTCCCTCTACGTATAAGTCTTTGTAACCTAGTTCTTGTAATTTACGTGAAGTAGAAACTCCCATACCTCCAGTAATATCGATAACAACAAATGCGGAATACATTGTTGCCCATTTGTAAGCGACTTCAGCTGCGACATCTGGTGGTATCTTACCTAAGTATTCTAAAACTTGTTCCCTTTCATCGAAATCTATGATACAAAATGTCGTAAAATCTTCACTATCACCTCGAGAAACATCTATACCCATAATGTATTTGTGACCTATGACCGGTTCTTTCCATTGCCAAAGAGCACCACCCATAAATTTATTTTCAGGTTCCCTTATACAATTGTCTTTTAGATATTCAACAGTTTCAGAGGGAATAACATTATCACCAGATCCAAGAAAATTACATTCAAGTTCTTGAGAAATTTTTCGTCTGTCAAACTTGAGTTTTTTAGCCATAGCTTCGAACCAAGAGGACAATGGTTTATATCCTTTTTCAAAATGTGATTTGATCTCATCAAAGTCTCTTTCTCTGGGATTTATGTGTGAATAATCTATTGTTATTTCACTGTCATTATAGTCTTCTCTATTCAACAAATAATGAACTATATCTTTAGTTTGAACCAACTTTAAGTCAGAAGTGTATCTTGGATCCCGATACCAAAACATTTCGGTGACTTGGAAATCATTCATACCCTTCAATGACTGATCATATATCTGATAATATATGGGGTCAAACCCATTAGGTGTTGAAATTACAATCACTTTACCCCCTGTTGAGAGGGAAGCCATACAAGCTGCCCAAAAATCATCATCAGCTTCAATATAAGCCGCCTCATCAAAAATTAGTGTGGTAGGTGTATATCCCCTAAGTGCGTCCTTTGATGTTGCAACCGCCTTAACTTCACAACCGTTACTTAGTTTAAAATGTCTCTGTGAATTTTTTTCGTTAGAGAAATTAATACCTAACCAATCTGGCCATTGATCAACAAACCCTCTGATTTTATTGGCCATCTCAACCGCAGTATCTAATTTATTTGCGATTATCAGAATTTTTTCTGGTCTACTTTTGGAAGCAAATACAATTTTCTTGGATACCCAAGCCGATGTGACTGTGGATACACCTGCTTGTCTATATTTCAGAGCAATATTTTCTTCATGTTTTTCAAAATCTTCTATCAATTTTTTTTGATCAGGAAATAATTTTAAAGGTACGTATCCCTTTTGAGTATTATCATATGTTTGTAGATAAGTACTCATAGCATAGTCAGTATCTCTGACACACTTAGCGTATTCTAGTAAAACTTTTTCCTTTGTCAGACCCATTATGTAAGAGAGATTCCTAAATCACCTAAGAAATCTTCTAATCCTCCTTCATCATCGTCGTCATCATCTGAGTATTGACTCATTGCATCCTCATAATCATATCCTTTTAATTCGTCTATGATTTCATCAACCATGTTAGATACAATTTTCTTACCCTCTTCAGATCCTGAAAGTATCATTCTAGCAACCTCGAAGAATTCATCGGTAGTCAAAGATGAAAATCTTGAGAATAGATAGTTTTGAATTTCTCTCATATCATCTTCGAAAAGTTTATCTGGATAGGACTCAGTGAACTTTTCCCAAATGACTGGTCCAAGTCTTAAATCCCAAACTTCATATGGTAATGTATCTTCAGCACCCATAACCATTTCCGCAGCTCTAGGATCATCAGGTAAACCTTGAGTTCCTAAAACTTCGTAAACTCCTTTAATCAATTCATGAATAAGGACTGGAAAAAAGAGACCTTTAGCTCTGATCGTAGGTGGATCAGTAGTTTCATCAATTTCTTCGGAACCCTGTACTCCTTCACCACCCTCAGCGGCTGACATAGTCATTTGGTCTGGCATAATCCAATATAGAAGATCATTAATAGACATTAGTACACCATATAGATTTAGAAGTTCTGGATTGATATTATTTATTTCTTCACTAACGAGATTGAACATATAGTGACCCTTTTTTGATGCTCCTTGAATCAATGAGTTTATGAATCTCCTTTTAGCCTTCTCAAGATCAAATTTCTCAAATGCTGCCATAAAGTTTTCAAGGTCATCTTCGGCTTCATTACTTTCAATACCGAATACATCCTGAATTTCCTCATCTTCAAATTCTTCAGGTTGTCCTTGCATTTTTGAAGTGTCAATACCGCCTGGCATCGACATTAATTCTACGTCATATTGAAAAGCATCGTCCGGTAAAGACATTTCTTTTTTTACGAGATCGACAGCTAATTGTTCTAAAAAACCCTCATTATTTGATTCTAATTCCTTTACACGTCTTACGGCATTCATCAACATCATCTGTAATTGCATGAAAGCATTTTGACCCGCAACTTCTTGCATTCCAGTATATTGTTTAACCTTTTCAACAACATCTTTAAATCTCTTAGAAGCTACAAGTTCCGCAAAACTATTATCAAACTCATCCTCTTCTTTTCCTGGAAAAGCTGGATTGTCTGACAGAGGTGTATCACCACTTGAAATCTTTCTTTCGATATCTTGATCCATTCTTTCTGGACCGTCATATTGTATTTGTTCTTTAATCTTGCTCATCTTTAAATGTAATATTGATATTATCGAATTTGAAAAAATCTGGAATTGATTGATCCTCGGCCTTAGGCTTCGGTGAATGTTTTGGTTTGTAAGGAGTACCTCTTTTTGGTTTTTCTTTTGTTCCTGGTTTTACTCTTGTAGGTGCAGTCTCAGTGTTTCCCGCTTTTGGTTTGGGTGAATGTTTTGGTTTATAAGGTGTACCTCTTTTGGGTTTTTCTTTTGTACCAGGCTTAACCCTTGTAGGTGCAACTTCTTGTTCGATCAAATCTTTTTTTGTAATCATACCTTCAGTTTCTAAAATTAAAGATACTAAAGATTCTTCTAATTTCCTAATACTTTCTTTTTTAACATCTAAAACACATCTTTCAAACTTCTTAGATTCTTCTTTAGAATAGGAATCTCTTTTTCTACCAACTAACCCTAAAGAAGATGTGCAGATAGCATATGGATTATCTTCTTCCTCATCAATCATCCCATCTTGATAATTATCCATACCGTCATCCGTACTTGGACCTACTTGTTTAGGGTCCTGAGTTTGTTGACCGTCATACGGGTTAATTGTGTTGATATCTGATTCTCCCATTTCACCTTCTTGTGTGGTCACTGTCACTGAACCATCGTCATTTGGAACTACAGTACCATCATCAACTTTTATACCGGCATTTTTATTTTTCATTGACTGTACGTCTTGTTTTGAATACGTGGTCTTTTGAACTGTAGTGGTTGTGGATTCACCGATAATTTTATTATATAATTGATGAATGTCACTATTAGTCATTTCTTTAAGTGTGTTATACTTAAATCCCTCACTTACCAATTTCAATATTTTTCTATTTTTATTCATTTCCAATCAAAATTTTATCATCCATCAAGATTAGATCTCTTTCATAAATCTTATCTTCAATACTTTGTACTGTTTCACCATAAGAAAATACTAATCTATCAAATTTTTTATTAACTACATAATGAGAATCCTCGTTTTCCCAAGCAAGTGCAATGACTCCATCAATTGAGTCATAAAAAGAGAAAAAATCAGAGTCTTGAATTAGATTTAGTTCAAGACCTGAATTTTTCAAAATTTTAACAAGTGATATAAATTCTAAATTAGGTGGTTCTGGTTTTGACATTGCGGGACTTTCATCCCATCCTTCTCCCCAAACGTTTTCTTTATCAGAAAAGATAAATTCATAAACATTATCACCCCTATAGTTAGGTCCTAATTCATTTACATATACAAGTTTCATAATAATTCACCCGATGGACTTATTTTAAACTTTTTATCCTCTGTTTCGAAAACTAAATTTTTTAAATTTGTTCTTCCAACTAATTTAATATTCTTGTTTTCATTTACAATTGACTCCGAAACTACCTGTTGTTCTACAGAGGTAGAAAGTCTATTGATTTCTTTTTTCAATTTTACTTTTTCGATTGTCTCCTTCAAGTAAGATTTATTTTTGATTTCTTCGTCAACTTCTTTGTCGTAATACTTAGATATTACTTCTTCAGCCTTTGATTCTGAAAAAATTTCATCCATGACCATTTCTAATGGTTCTCCCATTTCACCTTCGTCACCACCTGCGTCAAGATCCAAATCAAGATCTAATTCATCACCAGTAGAATCGATATCAATATCACCTTCTAAATCATCATATTCAACTTCCTCTTCGAAGTTTTCCAAAATGTCATCTTTATCTTCCTCAGTTAGAGTCTCTAAATTAACCGCTGAAATAACTGAATTTAAAACGTATTTAATTTCCTCTGAAGTTAGACCTTGTTGACTTTCTAATGATCTAACCTTTTGTCCTAATTTACCGACTAATTTTTGTACTGATTTAAAACTCGCTTCCTCATCACCTTCTTCACCAGCTGGAGTTGTTTCAGTATCTAAATCCAAATCTAAATCACCCATAGTATCTTCATCATCTAAGTCCATATCTAATTCTGTGTCACCTTCATCAGATGTCATATCTAAATCTAGACTTAGATCATCACCACCATCGTCCATTGGTTCATCCATTGCTGGTTCATCACTTACTTCTGGTTTTGGAGTTTTGAGAACAAATTTCTTCTGTTCAACAAATAAGTCAATATTTTCACTGTTCTCGTTTAGTCTGTTCAACTCTTTTGCTAACAAATTCATTTCTTTCAGAGCCTGAGAAAATGATTTATGGTATCTTCTATTTTTTATATTAGTACGATATTCAAAATCACTAGATTCATCTATCTGTACCTTTACAATATAACCTCCCTTTTCTTTTTCGATACCGTAAGTTTTACCATCGGCTAGAGTAACTACAGATTCAGTTATATTTTTATTTTTTACATCGTTTTTTTTGAAATTAGCAATTTCTAGGATTCTTTGAATCTTATCATCACCAGTTAATTTTTCACTTCCTAAAGGTCTTAAATCTGACATTTTCTAAATTTTTTTATTTTAATTTTGTAATCCGTCTGGTCCTAGTCGAACTGTTGCACATTGTGATCTTGTATCGCCCGATGAGTCATTGTCATAGACCCAGGTTCTAAAAATAGCATGTTCAACATCCTGACGTGTCCCACCAGTAATTGGAGGAACTTTTGCTTCGTTAACAACTGTACATGCGGTATAAGCGGTCATTATATTATTTTATTAATAAATATGTAGTTTTTATGTAATTATCACAAAGAAAGTGATTTATCGGTTATTTGATTACTAAAATCGAATAATTTATCAATATATCCATTTCTTCTTAAAAACTTAAACGTGAGATTTTCATAAGAATATTCACCACCATCCTCTAAACCAGAACCTCTAAAATCTTTTAATTTTGTTTTTAGATTATCAATTGATTTCAAAACTTGATCTAAATCATTATCTTCATAATTTTCAATTAAGTTGTCAATTTTATCCATCCACAATTGTGATTTTTCTAAGATTTTTTCATATTGAATTTTTACTGATTCTCTTTCAGGTTTCTCGATCCAACTATTATACAGTACAGAATATACACCAGTAGAAAAATGTGGTTCGTTTGAATCCTGAACATATAATTCAACTTCATATCCTTTAACTGTTATATCATGAGTTGAATTATATACAGTCTTTTTCAACTTAAAAAGATCCTTGAATATTTCTTCCTGTTCTCCAGCATCTTTGTAATTGAATATTATATGTAAATCAATATCTGAAAATGATGACCAGTTATAGTTTGCTAAAGACCCTGTCATTGTAATGTCTTGAACAAAAATATCAAACCCTAAGAATGAAATGAAATTTTCAGCAATATCTAATAAAGAATTTCTTACATCAGAATGCATCGTTGGGGTTTTCTTACTTAGATCCCAGATTTCATCATTCATTTTGTCTTTAACTTTGAATGAACTTAATATTTTTGTATTAGTCTCCATCAATTCATAGAAATCTTTTTGTATTTATATTCTTTCGATATTTCATAGTTAAAGAATCTTCCCTGTGATTCTGCCATTCTCAATTTAGTAAATACTTGGTGAGGTACTTTATAATACTCATATTCATTTCCATTTTTGAAAGTGACGGTGAGTGTTTTAGATAATGTATCATAGATTGCTTTCATCAAGTTGGATGAATCTATTTCACATATAATTTTCTTTCCTTCAATTTTTTCTGATTTTATCGACATTATGAAAGTTTTTTCTTTAAAATATATGTTATATAGTTGTTTCCTACTAAAAATACTTTTTTAATTTCTGTTGCGTAATTCCCTTTTCTTCCAAATGATTTGTCAGCATTATCATTAGCTATTTTTGATGAAGTAGCTTGACTCATACTCTCACCAACACCAAATTGAAGTGTTTCTCCATTTACATCAATTGTACCGAAATCTTCATTCTCTTCTTTTATCTTTTCTTTTATCTCTTCCAAAATTTCTGATATAGGTTTTCCATTGTAGTCACCTAAATCATCTACTCCAGTATCTTCGTCAGATTTATTGATCAAGTCTTTGATTTTATTCGATCCTTTTTTTAAAGTTTCTTTAGCCTTATCTGAACCTTTTTTTATTGCTGACATTGCTGTCTGAAAAACTTGTTCATCGACTTCGGATTCTGTCAGACCCATCATATGCTTAATTTCCTTGATTTCATTTAAAATTTTGTTGTACATAATTACTGATGTTTTGTTATAAATATCATGAGAAAAAAAAACACCCCGAAGGGTGTTTAATTTAGAGTGTGACCACACGTTTCTTTTTCTTTTTTATTTCTGAATACGGAAACTTAATTCTAAGTATTCCATCTTTTATGTTAGCACTTATTTGTGATTGGTCCACATCTATGGGAACTTTATATTTTTTTGTATATGAATAGGACATATCTGAGGTTATTTCATTTTTACTATTATAATCACCTATGATCGACACTATATCATCATCAATTTCAATGGTAAGATTTTTTTTATTCATCCCGGGAAGGAATGACTCAAAAAAATAACCCTCTTCATTTTTTACAATATAATCGGTATTTTGTTTATCTTCATTAAAGAAGTAAGGATCATCAAAGATCGAATCGAATAGAGTTTTAGAATTTAAAATTAAACTTTTCATAATTTTATTAAATTTATTTTTTATTTACCTCTGATATAGTAAAAATTGTACCTTTTGATAATTTACTGACATTTTGTCATGCGCAAATAAAATACCCTGACAAATTGAGAATTAAATTGATTATATACCAAATTCATTTATCTTTAACTAAAAACCAAGGATATGATAGAGTCGATTGACCCAAATGAAAAAAGTGAAAAAGAAAGTAGTAATACTAATTCGAATACACCAGTTTTAGATAACTTTTCACGGGACTTAATTAAGTTAGCTGAAGAAGGAAAATTAGATCCCGTAATTGGTAGAGATAGAGAAATTACAAGAATTGCTCAAGTACTCTCGAGACGTAAAAAGAATAATCCAATTATAATTGGTGAACCAGGATGCGGTAAGACTGCGATTGTTGAAGGTTTAGCGATGAAAATACTTAATGGTGAGTGTCCTCAGAGTCTAACAGAAAAAAGAATATTATCTCTTGATATGACTTCTATTGTTGCTGGTACAAAATACAGGGGTCAATTTGAGGAAAGATTAAAAGTAATTTTAGAAGAATTACAAAATGCTGATGATATTATAATTTTTATTGATGAGATTCACACCATCATAGGTGCTGGTAATACTTCTGGTTCTTTGGATGCATCAAATATATTCAAACCTGCATTAGCTAGAGGTGAATTGCAGTGTATCGGTGCGACAACTTTGGATGAGTATCGTGAAAATATCGAAAAGGATGGTGCATTAGAAAGAAGATTTCAAAAGATTATGGTTGATGGATCAACTCCTGAAGAAACTTTAGAGATTTTGAATAATTTGAAGGACAAATATGAGTACCACCACAAAGTTATTTATACTGATGAGTCTATTCAAGCTTGTGTTTCTTTGGCGGACAGATACATAACTGATAGAGAATTTCCAGATAAGGCTATTGATATATTAGATGAAGTCGGTGCAAGAGCACAGATAAATGTCAAATATCCTGAAAGTATAGAGAAACTTAAACTCGATTCCAAAGAGATTAAAAAACAAAAAATTGAAGTTGTCAAAAGTCAGAAGTATGAAGAAGCTGCTGAATTAAGAGATAAAGAACGTAAAATATTACGTAAACTCGAACAAGAAAAGAAAGAATTCGAAGAGGAAAAAAATACAACTAGAAAACCAATTACTGAAGAGATGGTTTATGATGTTGTATCTAACATGACTAAAATACCAATTTCGAAACTTACCGCTGATGACAAAAAAGGTTTGTTGAATTTGGAAGAAAATCTTAATAATAAGGTTATTGGTCAAGAACAGGCTGTTGAAAAGATTTCTAAGGCGATTAGGAGAAATAGAATTGGTATCAAAGACCCTAATAGACCAATAGGTTCATTTATATTCTTAGGTTCTACTGGTATTGGTAAAACTTATTTGGCGAAACAATTGGCTAAAGAGATTTTTGGATCTGAAGATTGTCTTATAAGAGTTGATATGTCTGAATATCAAGAAAAACACTCAATGAGTAGATTGATCGGATCTCCTCCAGGATATGTTGGTCACAATGATGGAGGTCAGTTAACTGAGGCGGTAAAGAATAAACCATATTCTGTTGTATTATTTGACGAGATTGAAAAAGCAAATAAGGACATCTTTTCACTACTATTACAATTACTTGATGATGGTCATTTGACTGATAGTTTTGGTCGTAAGATTAATTTCAAGAATTGTTTGATTATTATGACTTCTAATTTAGGTGTGAAGAAATTACAAGATTTTGGAGTAGGTGTTGGTTTTGATACAAAAAACAGAATGAGTAATAACGAAGAAATTAAGAAATCTTTGTTAAGAAAAGAACTTAAAAATTACTTTACACCTGAGTTTTTGAATAGGGTAGATGAAATTATTATATTTAACCAACTGAAAGAAAATGAAGTTAATAGGATTGTATCTATTGAATTATATAAGTTGAATGAAAGATTGGATTCTTTGAACTACAACGTTGAGGTCTCAGATGAAGTTAAATCATACATACAAAAAATAGGTTTTGATGAGAAGTTCGGGGCTAGACCTATTAAAAGAGCAATTCAAGAAAAGATTGAAGATTTAATATCTGAAGAAGTCCTTAGAGGTAATATCAAAGAGAATTTAAAATATCTACTTGATATAGACAAAGAAGAAAAGTTATTTATAAAAAAGTCCAAGTAAGTTTGTTTACTTGGACTTTTTGTTCTATATTTGTAGAAATAATTAACTATGAATATCGAAAAGGCAAATCGTTTTAAAAACCTCTTGAGTGTCCCAACCAAAACTTATAGGGAGGAAATGATGATCGATTATGTTGTTAACTTTTTGACTAAGATCCCAAATGTCAATTTTGAAACTGATCATATGGGAAATATCTATGTCACGAAAGGTGTTCTGGATCAAGGTGAATACTACCCAATGTTCATCGCACATACAGATACAGTTCACGATATTCAGAAAGAAATCGTTGTCAAAGATGAATTTCTTTCGAAACCAACTACCTTTGGTAAGTCATTTGGTAATCAGACGTATGCGTCATATAAGGCATACACTACGGGCGGACTTCCAACAGGTATTGGTGGAGATGACAAGTGTGGGATCTTTTTGTGTCTCGAACTCCTGATGGAACTTCCGAAAGTAAAGATCGGTTTATTCGTATCAGAGGAAACTGGTTGTCACGGTTCTCAGCAATGTGATGAAGAGTTTCTCAAAGATGTAGGATATGCGATTCAGTTTGATGCTCCCGGAAATCACCTTATTACGGAAGTTTGTTCAGGTGTTAGATTGTTTGATCGGGATGGTGAATTTATTAATAAAATTATCCCAGTTTTTACAAAGTACATGAAAACTGATCCCATGCTTCAGTCCCATCCTTACACGGATGTGTCACAAATCAAAAGAAAAGGAGACTTTTCTTGCATCAACCTCTCATGTGGTTACTATAATATGCATTCTGTCCAAGAGTTTGTTGTATTGGAAGACGTAGAGAATGCATTTTATATGGCAAAAGAGATTGTTAACCGATTGGGATATGTGAAATATGATTTTGAGTATCGTAACCCAATGTCTAGCTCTTTCTTCGATTTGTTCCAGAACAATGAAGAAGACAATTCTGATGATGAACTTGACGAATATGAGGTGGACATGTATTATATGGGTAACAATCTGGTGATCGAAAATGAACTTACTGGTGATGGAGTAACTCTGTCACCGAATGATATCGATCGACTTTTGGATTTGATCGAGGAACGGTTTGTTGATTATGAAGAATAAGAAAGATACTTATCAATAAGTTCTTTACATATGGGGATGATTATGGATTTGACTGGTGTCATCAGTCACAAAGGGCACGTAGTGAGAGGTTACCTATCACTTTAATCCACGGTTTCAAAACACAAATGGCGAAACTTTCGCAAAACTTCAGACTCTCGGTTTGATCCGTACTGAAGAGGTATACGCAGCCTAAGGCGACGTATCCAGCGGGTCGGTCAGGACATGTACCTATGAACAGAAGTCCGTTGTTGTGGTGGAGAAATGACTAAACCCTAAATTGAGTCATACATCTATTGGTGACGGAGGATGTAAAAATTCAATCACCTATTTCGGATTGTTGAGAATCAATAATGACCTAAACGTGTAGTCCTTTCTGTTTGGGACAATCAGGACCTGGGTTCGAGGCCCAGCATCTCCACAAAAGATCGACTTGAAAAAGTCGATCTTTTTTTTTATAGTTTAAAAAAATATTTATTTAAAAAAGGGGATTATGAGAAATAATTTAGTATTAGTATTAAATGCAGATTTTTCACCATTAAACATTACGTCATTACACAGAGGTTTTGTACTTGTAGATAAAGGTAAAGCTGAGGTAGTAAAAAAAGGGGAAAATGATATAGTAACATCAGTGGGTAATTTTGTGAGACCAGTGATTATAAGGTTACTAAACTATATAAGATTCAGAAGAGAAGGTCTAAGGGTGAATCGTAGAAGAATATTCAAGAGAGATAAAAATACATGTCAATATTGTGGAACTAAGAAGAATCTAACAATAGACCATGTAATTCCTAGATCTAAGGGGGGTGAAAATACCTGGGTTAATATGGTGACGTGTTGTTCCAGATGTAACACATATAAAGGAAATAAGACACTCAAAGAAGCAGGTTTGAAGTTACTTAACAAACCTAAAGAACCCACAATATTCTCGAATATAATTTATGATGAGGTAGAGTCTATTTGGAATAATTATACAAAGTCTTTCAATAGTATATAAAAAAAAGGTGTCTTTCGACACCTTCTTTAATAGACTTGATTATCCCCTTTTATTTTTCAAGTTTATGATATGATACCATCTCTGATATCGCTCAGTTTCAATTCCATTTTGGAATTTATATCACCCATGATTGGACGAAGTTGATCTACAATTTTATCTTCGAGTTCCGATTGCCCACTTGAAATCTGACTAGATACTGTCGGCCCTGAAAGACTAGAAAGATCAAGTGACATTTCGTTATATTTTGTAGAGTAGATTTCTGCTAATTTTTTGGCTAGGAATCTGGTATCGGTAAATAACTTGGATATATCATCCAATTCAGTATCACCTATTGCCATTTCGATAGCTTCCCGATCAAAATCGGTCCCTTGTAATTTCGAGACTAAAAAGTCGGTAAGTTTATCTTTTATTGTATCCAAAAATTTATCACTATCCTCATTGAACATTTGTCCTAAAACATCAACTAAATTTTCATTTAAAAATGGAATTCCTATATCATTTGAATTGTAGAATTTTATTTCTTCAAATAATTTATTGAATGCATCTGTCACTTGAATTTTTGAATTCTTGTTGACATTTTTAGGTAAAAGGTTTAATCGTGATTTTACAATTTTTTCTTCTATAAGGAACCTCTCTTTTCCTTCCTTCAGAAGATATAGATTTTTCTTTAATTTCTTTTTTAAATCCATAACTATAACTTGATTGTTACTATTGATAAATATCAATTAGTTTATGTTTTTCCTGTAAATTTCTAAAATATTTTCTAATCCTGAAAAAGTTTTGTTTACAGTATCGGTAGACTCAGAAACATTACCATGGTACTTGTTGAAGAAATCTAACCACTGTCCATTTTCCATAAAAACCCAATCTCTATTTCCACCATTTACTACTTTTTTAAGTTGTAAATCATCCTTTGTTTCTTGGTCTTTTTTCTCACCTAAAACGTATAATAAATTATTTTCTTCTTGTAGTTGTGATTTTCCTACCGAGAATTTTGGGTCATCACCAAACCTACATGCCATTTTGTTCGATAATTCATTTGAGATTTTCTTTTTATCAAAGTCGAAACATTTTCCAGTATATAAATCATTACCCCATAGTTGATCACATTCACTTATCGAGTTTCCATTTTCACATCTTTTACAGAAAAAACTTTCTGATAACGTTTCAACACAACGACTGCTTTCAGTATCTGGAGTATCTGGGTTACTTGGTGTTGGTGGAGTTGGATCATCAGGTTGAGTTGGTTCTGCAGATGATCCATCTCCAGTTGCACTTTCAGAATCATCTGTACCTGGTACTGGTGCGGTTCTTTGTTCTAATAATACATTAATTAAACCTTCATTTGATTCATTTACTGACCAACTACTTACAGGACTACAATAATCCGTTGCTAAATTATTTTCTCCTCCTTCTCCAAATTTATAATTACCTCCACTTCCAAAGTCCATATACCATCTTCCACCACTAGGCCTCAATACACCTTTATAGTCACCACATTTGAAGTATACTTTCCCGTTTTCAACTTTTAGATATTGATTCACTAGATTTTTTAATTCACTACTAGTTTCAGATATTCTTAGATCAGACGCGATATCGCCAATTATTCCACGTAGTTCAGGGCTTGTTCTGATTGTATTAAATGATCCTGAAGAAGATCTAGGAGTGTCATTATCTATCTCTTGATCTATTTCTCTTTCAGCCTGTCTTAAATCGTCTTCTAATTCTTCTTCCGTTTGATTCCAACGGTCTTCCATATTGTCCGCAGTTTCTTGATTTAGAAACCCTTTCCTAACTTCATTTAGATAATAAATCAAATCGTCAATTAATGTCGGTGATCCTTTCATAACTTCTCTCGTTAAATCACCACTAAAATCATCAGTACTTTGCCCTAAAAAATCTTCTAACATTTCTTTTAAAAAAGGTGAAGACTCACCTTCTTCCATGATGTCCATAGCCCAAGCTAACCAAGGTAAAAATGATTTATCATTTGCTATTTTTTTACAAGCTTCATTTTCCGGATTTCTACCGGAAGATAAACAAGAATTTATAATGTCCCTACCTTCTTTACCTGAAACATAAAAAGCAAATGAATTTCTCATTGTCTCAGCAAAGGCATATAAAATTCTAATTTTGATTAGTCTACCTAAAAGTGCAATCAAAAATGATGCTCTCGCAGCTTTTTTACCACCAGCCCTTACAAGTTCAGCATATGCGGGATTATCTTGTGTTGGTACACCTCTATAATCTCCATACACCGCTCTTTTCCACCATGCTTCACTAGGGAAAGATTCTTTAAAACCTGTTATGGTAGTATCTAGAATTTTAGATCTACCTAAACTTACGCCTTTTAAACTAGATCTTAATTGTTTGAGAAATGGTCTAAAGGTATTCGACATGAAAGCTTCTTTCAAAACTAAAGTTGTAGGAAATCTATCACCATAAAGTAATTTTGATATTCCTAAAAAATCTCTGAAATTGTTTGTACCCCCTTTCAGGTCGTTATATAACTTTTCCAAAGACCTAATTCCCGGATCTTCTATAGTTCCTCCTCTTCCTCTTGGAGCTTGATCAATAACAAGTTCTAGTTGTTCTCTAACACCATCCAAAGCAGACGACTGGTCGTCTGCTAATTTTAGAATATCCTCGTTAATTTTTTTTCTGAGTCTAGCTTTAATTGTTGGATCTTTTGTCTCAGCGAATTTTCTTGAATTACGTAATAATCTTTCCGCCCTTTCTTTAACTTTAGTTGATGGTACCTTAAAAACGTTCCTTAGTCTTGCTCCGATACCTCCCTCTTGTTTTAATAATTGGTCAATCTCTTCATCCGAATAAGATGGAACATTAACCCACGAAGATTCTTCAGTAAAATCCTCCATATCTGCGATATCTTTTTCAGACACATTTGGTTCAGGTGAAGGAGTTTCAGGTTCGTCAGCTTTTGGAGTTGTTGTATCGTCAGTTGCTTTAGCTAGTTCGGAGGTTCTTTTTTCAAATCTTTCTCTAGTTTGTTTATTGACTTCCCTTAAGATCTGATTGTCAAGTACCTCACCTTTAGATTGGGTTCTTAATACTTTATTTCCAAATTCATTTACCATTCTAGCGGCAGCACTTTCGGGAGTAAATCCAGATTCTATCATTTCATCTAAGAATTTTTTCACTTCTGCATTTCTGAAAAAATCGTTGACTAGTTTCGAAACAAATCCAGGATCTTTCAATATTTGCGCTGTTATCACATCAACCAGTTCTGTATTATTTAACTTTTTAGCTGTTGTGACAATATCATTTAAAGTTTTTCTTTTTGCTGCGGTTGAAGTTGACGCATCGGCAACTTGATTTTCTAACTTTGTAATTAAAGGTGCAAGTTCATCAATACTTCTAGCACCTCTGGAAATAAGAAATTGTAATAAGTCATCAATATATGCTTGTTCAACGATGACTTTTTTATTAACACCCATTATTTCATGTATTCTTTTTATATTATCCTTTTCTTTCATCATATAAACTTTTTAATTTAGTTGATGTCTCTTTTCCAACAATACCATCTAACCCATCTAAATCATAATCAATTTGAAAATCAATTACAGCGTCTTGTGTAACTTTTCCAAAATCACTATCTATGCCTGATTCACCTAGATCATAACCTAGTGTATTTAACATTATTTGAATGTCTCTAACAAATTTACCCTTTGATCCTAATTTGGCTATTTTATCTCCCGATAATAAATCATTAAAGGTTGTCTGTTGTTTTGTACCTTGTTCTAAGTTAGACCATCTATTGTCAATCAAATCGAACGTAATGTTATCGTATGTATCATTGAAACTATCTTGAATTTGATCTGCGATATCACTATCTGTAAAATCTATGTCACTATTTTCGATAATTTCTATGATCAATTCTTGTTCCTTACTTTTATCTATATTACCATCAGAATCAGTCAAACTTAACCATAGATCATAAAGTCCATCGATTATAGTTGGTCCTAAAGTACCATCATATAACATGTCCATAATCTTCGAGAATTCTGACTTATCTCTCATTCTTTTTCGGTATCCTTCTGGAGCTGCTAAAAGTGTCCATAATAAATCTACACTGACGGCTATACGACCTATTTTAACAACTAATTGAAGACCCTTACCACTAACTTTTGCTAAAGTTCCTAGAGTCCACAATAATCCTTTACTGACCATATGTTTATTTAGAAATTTCAATGAGTTTCTAGCACTAGTCTTTAATATTTCAGGTGCATTTTCTACGAATGATTTTGAAAATCTTTGCCATAATTCACCTTCTAAATCAGTTAAGACTTTATTATTGGAAATTTTTTGTAATAACGCTGGTAACTTTTTTAATTCCTGTTCAGTAATTTCTTTACCGGCTTTCTTACCAAGTGCACTCACTAACTCACCACCTGGTATCAATGAGAGTGCTAACATCATACTACCCATATAAGGATCTTTTTCCTGAACGAAATACGCAGCGGCATCAGCAACACCAATAGTAGTACCTGCAGCTAACATAGCAGCCCCTATTGGTGCTCCAACACCTGTAGCAACAGCTAATATACCACCAATTGTAAGTCCTATTTCTAAGTAACCTGCCAAATCATGATTCCATTTAATATTATCTAAGGAATCCTTACCGTACATTTTATCTTCATATTCCTTATCAGTCATATTAAGTGCACGTGCATTTCTCCTTGATATCCCTAGGTTTCTGTCCGAAACAGAGTCAGGTTTTTGTTCTAATAGAGTTTTAGACCTATCATAATTGATAAGTCTATTCATCTCACTGACTTGTGTTGATATTTTTTGGTCGTAGGTCATATATTTTATATAAATATCTTACCAAAGAGGATTTCCTTTACCCCTGGTGATACCATAAGAATCTTGCCATTTAGAATTTTGATCAATAGGATTTGCGGGTCCTCTAGAAACTCCACTGTCCCAAGTTGAAATCCCAGCATTAGTTGCATCTGAATCACCTGTTGTATCTCCTCCACCATCTTCTTGTTCTGCCATTTCTTCACCATACACATCAACGTCACCACCATCCGAATCGAAATTATATGCTGGTTTTATTCCCAATAGTGAATCTAAACTAAAATCTACTGGTTCTTCGAATTGTTCTGGACCACCAGAATCGAAGTTATAACCAGATTCCACATCTGATACATCCATATCATCAGTTTCTTCTTCTTTTATTTTGTTTTTAGACTTTGATTCCTTATCTTTATAAAGTTGATTTTCACCCTCAGTCATTAATCCCTTAATACGGGAAATTTCGGTTTTTAAATTCATATCTATAAATATATCATGTTTAACAAAGTAATTGTACCTCTTTTTTTCATTGTCGCAACAATTTGTACTGGTTGTTACCAATATTCAGAACCTACCTTTCCTACCTTGGATGGTACGTATATTCTTCGGTCTGTCACCATCAATCGTAGTAACGTATATACTAGTGAGATTGGTGATACGACAATCTACCACGGTGACTTCTCATATCTCAACCCAGCAGGTCCACTAGATTCAATGAAAGTAGGTAAAACACGTATTCACTTTAGTGGGAATAAATTGTACACAGGTTATTATCTTCAGAATGGAGGTGATCATTGGCACTATGATTATGATTTCACTCTTCAACAAGATTTTATCACTAATCGTTGGGTTGCAATCAATGTCGAATACGTAACACCTATTCTTAACAGTCTCCGTCGTTATATGATCATTGAAGATGGTATGGAATATTTGATGCTGGAGGGTCCAACTGAATATGAAGATCCCATCACTGGTTTTAAGTGTAATTATCAACTAGAATTTATTAGAGTAGGTGCATAATAAAATGAGGGGACTTCCCCTCATTTTATTTTTTTAAATATTTCAATAATATTAGTTTTGAACCATTCCTGATTATCTAAGGCTTTGTTTTTTATGTTATCAGGTAATCTCGACTCTACAATATAATCATCAAAAGTCTTTTCATTCAAAGAATCGTTAAGGACCCTAGAAAATTTATAATATAATATCCTATTAAGTTTTGGAGTCGGTGCCTCAAATGTGATTACAAAATCATTATCATTAGCCCAATCCATAATTGGTTCAGCATCCAATTTAGTGTCTACTTTTTGAGGAAAATTACTCAATAGTTTGTTTTGAGTTGCACCGACATGTAAGACTTTGAGTGTAGGACTCACGATAATTATTATTTGCTTACTATCTAAACCAAAAAAAGTAGGTTTTGTTAAATACACTTTTCCGAGCAGAGAGTACACCATCCCCTTTATATCTGAGATCCTCTTTTGATTACTATCTGGTATGTTTATTACTCCACTCATATTTTTTATTTTTAATCGATAGGAATTCTATCGGGAAAAGTTGTATAATACTCATTTAAAAATGAAACGAGATTTTCAACATCAATTTCGTTTTGATCAATGAATTCTTCCCAATCGGTATCATCATTGAAATCAAAAACCTCTAATTCTTCTTCGACATAACCAAAATCAATCAAATGATTATATTCGATTTTGTCTGAAAATACATTTTCATCCTCATCCAAAAATTCAACTTCGATAGAATTTTCAAATGAATCGAAATTCTGATATATTACTTCGAGAACTTTCATAACATTTATTTTTTATACAAATATCTATAAAAGTTTCAAAAATCAAGTTTTCTTAAAAAATTATTGATTCGAATGATAAGCGTCGAGAATTTCTTCACAGTGTTTCTTAGAATCACATTTTCTCCAAACACCTCCTTTCTTATTATTCATTACAACCCAACCACCATCTTTCTTTCTGATACATCCAGCTTCGGTGTCAGCACAACCTTTACCGTCTTGTTCATTAACAATATTGGTGTACTCCTTTACATCACCTTTACCATCGACAGTAATTCCTTTTTTGTCTGTGGCTAAATCTTCTTCTTCTAAAGGAGTCAAGTTATCAGTTTTTTGTAACATTACTTGTTTTTCGAAAGCAACTCTGTGACTTTCCAAAATAATTTTTCTTTCTTCTTCAGTTATTCTAATCATTGTAATAATTTTTTATTTTTTATAATAAAGTTCCAAATTCCATATAGAATGTATGAACTTCTTTGGCTAGTTTAAATAGTTCGTCATTTATCTGATTCAAGTTCAAATCATCTTCACTGTTTCTTACTGCGTTCATTGCACCTCTTGCCATAATGTTTCTCATTTCATCGGCCTTATCTAAAACTTCGTCTAAATTTTCATTATCTTCAGGTAATTCTAGTCGATTTGTGTTCTTGAAGTTTTCAGCTTTGACCCAGTTTTCTATCCAATCTCTTCCAGAATAAATAAAAGGAGCTGCACCCCACATGTTAGTTATTCCGCTGTCTCTAAGATCTAATAAAAATTGATTTAATTTTCTTAAGTCTGATCCACTTAATTTCTTTAGGAGATTTACAATATCTTTATATCTGTCAGGATTTCCTCCGACTTGTTCCAATAATTGGTCAACAATCATCCAACTATCCTCTGGCATAAGATTCAGACTTCTACCATTTTCCCAATCAACCCCATACATAAATTCTCCTTCTTTAGAAAATGGATCTTTGTTTTTTCTCGTTACTTTTCCAGTCGTACCAACAGTGATAGGTGAGAATGGATCGTCCATATGGATCAATCTTATAGTGTCACCTACTTTTAATTCTGGATTTAATTTTGACTCTTGCTTCATATGTTTATAAATATGTATATTTATATTAATAGATCATGAAAATATTAATATCAGAAACTCAGTACAGAACTTTAATTGTTGAATCATCAAAAGAAAAGATTATATCAACAACTCAAGAAAACTTTCAGTCTTTTTTATCTATACTAAAGACAGCACAAGAACAATTGAAAGATTCGTTTAGATTCCTAATAACTTACGGAGCAGGTATTGGTGCATTAGTAGGTCCTGTAACGCAATATTTACAAGGTGAATTTCCTACTTTAAATAGAGAACAAATAGCATCTTTATTTATCATGGCAGTTTCTATAGTATTTTTTGAAAAACAGAATCTAAAGGTTAATAAAGAATGGTTTGAAACAAGAACTTTGGGGGATGAATTAGAAACCGCAATTGAATATCTAGAAAGAATGAAAGCTAAAGTGAGTAATATTCTTAAAATTACTGGGTCCTCGATTTATAGAAGTATGGATATATTATCTTACACATTTCTCTTACCAATATTTTCAGTTTTGTTGAATTTAATAACAGACCAAAATGTAAACAGTGATACTTTAAATGATATTATAGAACCATTAGTCTCTTCTGGACTAATTACATTGAGTGGTGCCGCAATCAAAGAATTTATTGATAGACTTGTAAATAAGTTACAATAATTTTTTTTTCTGAACAGTTTTTTGTATATTAGTAATATGAAAAACGTATTAGTCCTCTTACTCTCTTTTATTTCTCTACAGTCAATTGCTCAGAATGACTTTGTTATTTCATGTTGGGTATCAATTAATGATCTGGAAGATGTTTATATTGATAGTCTTACTCAACATTATGATCTTAACATTTCTGATATGATGTTTATTCATGATGAAGATTCACTTTACAAAGAGTTGACACATGGTGATTATTTTTGTACAGGTTACCACTGTTTTAAATATGGTAATGACAATGTAACATCATTTGTCAAAGAAGAATACGGTACACCAGAATACAAGATGGATTCTAAGTATGTTTTTATCGAGACTAGAGAATATACAGATGAAAAGTATGGTCGAAATAGAACGACCATCTATATCTTTAATTAATTTGACTAGTGTACTTGGGAAGTTTCACTTCAAATCGTCTGTCCATTGCAGTTTGCTTCGAGTCATGATTCTTCTTACCGGGTTTCCAACAATTTCCACTATCACAATTCTCACCCATACCTTTTGGATTGAATTTTAGATCTGGATATTTTGCACTCAACAACTCAGCAACTCTTTCAGCTCTTTTTTGTGATAAACAAAGGTTGTAGTCTTTTCTTTTTGATCTATTAGAACAAGGACTAAATGGCCAACCCTGACTTGGTCTAGGACCTTCTGGATCATCATCACGGGATGAGAAACCAAGTATATTTATTGGATTTTGTTTCAAAAACTCCTTGTAATCTGGTTGTTCCTCGAATATTGCATTTAGTTCTTGAATTTTCTTATCAAATTCTGATTGACCTTGAGGTAAGAAATCAACTGAGTTGAACACGAATGGGTTTCCGATTCTAAATTGTATTTCAATTGGTCTTCTTACTTGTTTTTCTGCGGGTCCAAACTCCTCCGCTCTCGGACCCATACCATTTGGTTCTAAAAAGTAACAACCTTTTCCTTTTCCAGGTTTTCCTTTTTCACACCAATATTGACCAAATCTAATTTGAGGAGAATCTACACGTCTGTTTTTTGGTAATCCAGTACCCATCTCTGTTGAAGATTTTTTGACACAAAGTAATCTTATTGTAGGATATTTGATATTTGGATTTTTTACATTTCTTGGTATATCTAAAACATAAAAACTTTTTCCTGTATAAAGTGATACTCCACCGGCCAATGCTGACTGTCCTTGACTACCTCTTTTACAAGGTTTCTGATCTGGATATTTATCTCTATCAAATTGAATTTCATTCGCAATCTGATAATTTTTGAAACCTGGTGTCCCTTCTCCAACGGCAGTTCCAGTGGTGATATCATAAACTACACTTCTAGCATTTCCAATATCAGTATACTTCTTAGGTCCTGAAGTATCATTTGCAACTTCTAGAGAATTACCATTACCATTATCTGAAATTTTAAAAATCAGATCTCCACCGAGCTTGAATCTGAATTCAGCTCTTTTATTTTCTTGTTCTAAAATAGAGTCTAGACCTAGAATCTCTCTATAACGACTTATCTCATTCAATAATTTCTTCTCCATAATAATAAATATATATTATTGTTTAAATTTATCATCATATAACGATGATAAATACAAGGTTAATTCTTCGATATCTTCATCATTTAATCCATGGATCGGTTTATTTCTTTGAAACCATGATCTAATTACGAAGTCTATAGGTTGTTTTCTTAGTCTTGCAATTCTTCTTAATCCTTGTATCTGTGCGGGTAATTCTTTAGGTTGTAAGTAATAACTTTTATCTTTTGGTACATCACCGTCATCATCTAATTCCCCTCTTTCATTTTGAAATAAATGCTCCATTTCATGCCTAACAATATCATTCAAGTCACCGATTAAATCATAAAGTAGTTTAGGAAGAAAATTAGGATTAGCAGTTAATCTTATTTCGATAACATCATCATCTTTATCATAATCACCATCAAGACGATATTCACCATCTAAATATTCATCTAAATTATACACGAATTCTATACTAAATGGAGGTATACCATCGATTTCATATTCGAACTTTTCACCATTAGTTATGTCTTCTGGTAAGTAATATGTTTTTTCAATTCTAGTTTTCACAATTTCAGTCAATGACTTTACAATATCTCTAACGTATTGATCTGTAAAACTTCTCTCAATAATCAACGATTCTTTTATTGTACTTACAACTTCAGGATAATTCAGATCAACGATTTCATTATTTTTATCATCGTAACTTATTTTTTGTAATAACTTTCTCATCGCATTTAGACCTGAAACTCTTTTATCATTTGAGTCCAACACAATCCATGGTGATTCATCATGAGATGTGTCTTTGAATACTCTTTCTTTATACTTTGTATATTCATCCCACTTATCTTTGGATGCTTCGTCATTAGGAGAATATTTCCAATATTTCAAAGGTGACTGTTGTCTAAGGGTAAACCTTTTTTCCTGTCTATCTTGAGTTATCGATAACCAGAATTTTAATAATATTACACCCTTTGAAATTAAATCTTTTTCGAATGGTACAACTTCATTCATAAATTTTTCGTATTCTTCCTCTGAAGAATATCCCATGACTGGTTCAACAATACCTCTATTGTACCAACTCCTATCAAAGAACGTAATCACACCTGGTTTTATATACTTTTCATACCTTTCGAACCAATTCTTTTTTTCTTCTTCAGTCGGTATACCTAATGCAACTATCTGGTAGTATTTAGGATCCAAATACTCAGTAAACTTTTTAATAGTTGATCCTTTACCTGCACTATCTCTACCTTCAAAAACAACCGCAACTGGTACGTTGTTTTCTTTAACCCACTCTTGAAGTTTCAATAATTCGATTTGTAATAATTCTTTTTCTTTGATGTATTTTTTTCTAGGTATTTTAGATTCTTCTTCCTCTTCGGATCCATCTGGTACATTATCTAATGATTGTTGATTTATTTTTTCTTCATACTCCGCTCTTTTAGGTAATGAAATTAATAACTTCTGTAAGAATTCTCTGATCGAGTCCTCCTTATTACCAGGTTTTAAAAATTTATTTTTCAATCCTCTTATTGTAGTGGAGAAATCAATTAAATTTATATAGTCAGAATCTCTTAACTCACCTAACAATTTAGTAATCTCTTCATCAAAAATTTGATTCTCATCTAAAATATCTTGTATTTGTTGTAGATACCTGTTTATTTCATCGGCTGAATCTTCTTTCTGATTTAAACCTTTGAAAAAGTTAGTAATAGTATCAAAAAAACCTTCGACTAATAGTCTTCGATCCTTTTTTTTATTTTCATTTATTTTGAAAACAATTGAATTAATAATATTGGTCGGGTTTTCATCCTCATAGAATCCTGTCTTTATTCTAAAAAAGTTATCTTCCACAATTGATTTTGCATATACTCCATCCCCAGTAATTAATTTTACCGAGTCTAGTATTTCATTATAATAATCTTTAAACTCTTCACTCATCATAAATTACAGTTTCAAATTCAATTAAATAATCATTAAGTCCCAGTAAATTTTGAAGATTATAATATAACTCAAAACCTATTGTCTTATATCCATGAACATACATTCTTAAAACACTATTTTTTAAATCATCTGAAAGTCTATCATCGATGTGTACTGTTGTCGGTGCAAGATCACTGTCGATTTTCAAATCTTTCAAATACAAAATAATTTTTAAAAACTTCTCGATCGATAGACCTCTTCTTTTTGTACCGATAGATTTAATATCCATTTTATACTCACCTGAAATTTTGTCTAAACTTTTCGATTTTATATTCTCCAATTCGATGTTGAATTGTCTGTATCGATTAAGATATTGATTAGCCTTTCGGACATTATCTATTTCAGAATCAATTTCTTGTTTAATTCTATTCTGTTCATCTTCCCAGTAATTTGGATTATATTCTTCCATTACACAATGTCATCTGATTCTATAAGTGTATATGTGAATGAATTACCCCAATTATCTTTGGCTTTATTACAAATTTCCATGAATAATTCGAAGTCATCATATGCTGCAATTACTTGACAACCCGCACTCCATTTATCTATTTGTTTAGATTCGCCTCCTTTGATTCCTGTTGCTCTATGGATGTTAATACCATATATTCCTTCTTGAACATTTTCTTCTAAAAGATCATAACAAACATCAAGATTATCATCTCTGTAAACTTGAACAGGTTTCTGTTGCCTGAGTGCCTCGTACTTTCCTTGGTGTAATCCGATTTTGTGTGACCCTCGATACTGATTAGGTTTCAAAACTGCAACACCGGATTCGTTCAGTATATTTTCGACCCAGTGTTTTCCAGGATCTGTTGTCGCTTTGAAACAATGGAATTTCCAGTCACCGTTGGATTTATAAGATAAAGTGATGCAATCATCAAATTTATTAGTCACTTCTTGGTTAGTGTCAGAATTCCTAACACCTACAATATTTAAATTGTAATCACCATTTTCAAACCATTTGTAATCTTTCGATTTGATTGTTTTTTCAATTTGTTCTCTAGTATAACAACCCATTTTTTATAAATTTACTTGATTTATATCAAATAAATATGTTTTAATACCTGTTTAATACAAAAGGAAGTGATAAACAAACCCCAAAATCCAATGTATTTGATACATTAAAAAGTAAACCAACGTCAACATTCCGGGTCTTCTCTGTAAAAATTCGAGATGGGTGAAATTTAAACATAAAATCTGGATGAAATTGTGGTTCACTATCATAAGTCATTTTTACCCCACAACCTAGACTAATAACCTCCGATTTACTCATGTAAGTTAAACCTAGTCTGTTGAGATATGCATTGTTTACGATAAGGGGGTCACCAGGTATCAAAATCATCCTATATGTGGTATAAAAACCCCAAGGTGATACATCAGTTGTAAAATTAAGATTATCAGTACTGAAATAAAAAGACGTTTCATCAAATAAGAAACCTACTCCTGATGATTGACCATAAATACTAAAATGTGTTGAAGCATAAATTAATATGAAAAGTAAAATGTTTCTCATTAAATGTACTATTTATGGACAACGACTCGAGTATAATTTTTTTAAAATCTAATAAATTTTTTATGAAAAATCTATTATTCTTGTCGGTTTTTTACATTATTTCGATTTTTTCTGTGTTTTCACAAGAAGAATGCGGTACCGATGAGATAATAAATCGAAATCCGTTTTTACAACAAGTGTATGAGGAGCGAGTTGCATGTGCACCAGAAGTTAATCTAGACACGGCACAAGTTCTTACTATCCCTGTAGTTGTTCACATTGTACATTTAGGTGAACCAGTTGGGGAGCAGACAAATATTTCAGATGAACAGGTCTTAAGTATGGTTGAAAATTTAAATCATAGATTTAGGGCCGATACAGATGCTTTATCACAATTAGTATCAAGTTCAGGTACTCAATCATATGATGAATATCAATTATCATTGGCAATAGATAGTAAAATTGAATTCTGTATGGCTCAAAGGGATCCTGATAATCAACCAACAGATGGTATTGTCCGACATGATGGGTCCAATTTAGTATATAATGGTGAATCTTATGCTGAAGATGGTGTTGCAATAGACAGTCAATCTTCAGGTATTAGTGATTCCTGGATGAAATCAACACTAGGTTGTTGGGATACTGAAAAATACTATAATATATGGATAGTAACTGAAATAGGTGGTAATAACGGAGGAGGAGGTATACAAGGATACTCATATATTGGTTACTACGGTACGAGTTGTAATTCAGGTCCAGTATTACTTTATAATGTGGCAGGTACTGTAGGTAACATAAAATTAGGTAATTTAAATTCAACTACTGCACATGAGGTAGGTCATTCACTAGGTTTATATCATACATTTTGGAACACAACGAATTGTACTGGCGAATCTACATGTACTAATGGTGATTACATACCAGATACCCCAGTAACAAGTTCAAATATCAGTTGTAGTTTTCCAGATTGTGAAGATGCAATAACTGAAAATTATATGGATTATACAAGTCAATCTTGTAGGATTATGTTTACTCAAAACCAGATAGAAGAGATGAGGAATGTGTTATGGTCTGATATGAATGGAGTAATAAATAACAACTATAATTGTCAGTCATTAAGTTCTAAAGATCTGGCAATAACAGGTGTTTATGGTTTACCTGAAAGTTGGTGTCAAAGTCTTATAAGTTTTAATGTTAAAGTTAATAATTTAGGTGGTGATGATGCTGTTGATGGAGTACTTTCAATAAATGGCACACTATATGATCTACCAACCATCCCTAGTGGTGATTTTACGGTTATGGAATTTGTAGATTATACTTTAGGTAATGGTCAATTTAATTTTGAGGTTATTTTAGATGGTGATGAATACCCTTCTAACAACACAGCTTTCGAAAGTGTAATAGTTGAAAACGAAAGTCTACTTGAACTTGCAGTTACAACTGAATTTTTTGCAAATCAAAATACTTACACATTAACTGACGAAGTTGGTAATGTGCTGTTAGATGAGGGAGGATTTGGTGCTGGTATTACAACTCGTGTATATGAGTTATGCTTACCAGACGGTTGTTACACCCTTACATTATATGATAGTGATGGTAATGGGTGGCAATATGGTGGTGAATATACTATAACAATAAATGGTGAGGAAATTTCCTCATATACTAGTAGTGGTAGTTGGTCAGAATATAGTGAAAATTTCTGTGTTGACTATACATGTGAATTAGAAACAGATATCTGTCCTTGGGATTTAAATGACGATAATGTAGTAAATAACAAAGATTTACTTGTATTACTAACTAATATGGATACTGAAGTTGGTTATTGTACTCCTGGGGATTTTAATTTCGATGGTTTTATAAATCAAGACGATATTAATTTATTGGTCGATAACTACGGTATGTTATGTGCTGAAGGTGTAATAGAAAATAAAAAATATATTTCATTAAGTGATCATTATGTTGTTGGTGATCCTTCTTATTATGATATGTCAGGAAAACAAGTAATTGTATTATCTCCTGCTGATTTAAGTCCTGGTGTATATCTAGTGACTGAGAAATGGTCGGATGGTACTGTTATAACAAAAAAAATATATATAAATTCATGGTAAACTTAAAAAGTTTTTTCTTATCTTTAATTTTATTAGTTCCGTTTATTACGTTTTCTCAAGACGAATGTGGAACTGATGAAATGATTCGTAGAAATCCGTTTCTACAACAATTATATACGGAACGAGTTGCTTGTGCACCCGAAGTCGATTTAGACACAGCACAAGTACTTACTATCCCAGTAGTGTTTCACGTAATACACTTAGGTGAACCTTTGGGGGTGGAGACCAATATCTCCGACGAACAAATCTTAAGTTGTATAGAAAATCTTAATCATCGATTTAGAGGTGATGTTGAATCTTTAGCTGCTCTAACTGATCAATATGACGAGTATGAATTATCATTAGTAAAAGACTCAAAAATTGAATTTTGTTTGGCTGCTCGCGATCCAAACAATGAACCAACTGATGGTATTATGAGATACGATGGTAGTGACCTAACTTATACTAATAATGCTGGTAGTCAACCCGTATTTGAATCATACGCTGAAGATGGTATAAGTAATGATCCTGGAACTGCCCCTGGGCTTACTGGAATCCCCCATACTTACTTAAAACAATTATACCATTGGCCAGTAGATAAATATTTTA